CGCGAATGGCACTAGCGGCACCACTGGCACTAGCGGTTCGTCAGGCACTAGCGGCACAGAAGGCACTAGCGGTACAAGCGGTACCCAAGGCACCAGCGGCTCATCAGGCACTAGCGGCGCGAATGGCACTAGCGGCACCACTGGCACTAGCGGTTCGTCAGGCACTAGCGGCACAGAAGGCACTAGCGGTACAAGCGGTACTGAAGGCACCAGTGGCTCGTCAGGCACAAGCGGTGCAAATGGCACTAGCGGCACCACTGGCACTAGCGGTTCGTCAGGCACTAGCGGCACAGAAGGCACTAGCGGTACAAGCGGCACCCAAGGCACCAGCGGCTCGTCAGGCACAAGCGGCGCAAATGGCACTAGCGGTAGTAGCGGCACTAGCGGCACAACTGGCACCAGTGGCTCTTCTGGAACTGCGGGCACATCTGGTCAAGATGGTAATTTTGGCGGCGCATCATTTAAATATAATTTTAGTTCAGTAACAACTGACTCTGATCCCGGATCAGGGAATTTTATATTTAACCAATCAACTCAAAATTCATCAACAAGAATAAATCTTGATAATGTTGATTTAAATGGGGCAGATATACAAAATTATTTAAGAACAATTGATGATTCGACTTCAACAATAAAAGGTCACGTAAAAGTAAGTAAGTTATTCAATACTGCTGCTTTTATTTTGTTTACGATTAGCGCCACAGAAGAGGCATCTGGTTATTTTAAAATTACTGTTTCTCCTGTAGATAGTTCAGTTTCTAATCCATTCATTGATGGAGATGATTGCATTTTAACATTTGCCAGAACTGGCGACAAAGGAGATAACGGATCTAGTGGCACTAGCGGCACTAGTGGCACTCAAGGCACCAGCGGCTCATCAGGCACCAGCGGCGCGAATGGCACTAGCGGCACGACCGGCACTAGCGGTTCGTCAGGCACTAGCGGCACAGAAGGCACTAGTGGCACAAGCGGCACCCAAGGCACCAGCGGCTCGTCAGGCACCAGCGGCGCAAATGGCACTAGCGGCACCACTGGCACTAGCGGTTCATCAGGCAGCAGCGGCACAGAAGGCACTAGCGGCACAAGCGGCACCCAAGGCACCAGCGGCTCGTCAGGCACCAGCGGCGCAAATGGCACTAGCGGCACCACTGGCACCAGCGGCTCATCAGGCAGCAGCGGCACAGAAGGCACTAGCGGCACAAGCGGTACGCAAGGCACCAGCGGCTCATCAGGCACCAGCGGTGCGAATGGCACTAGCGGCACCACTGGCACTAGCGGTTCGTCAGGCACTAGCGGCACAGAAGGCACTAGCGGCACAAGCGGTACACAAGGCACTAGCGGCTCATCAGGCACCAGCGGTGCAAATGGCACTAGCGGTAGTAGCGGCACTAGCGGCACAACTGGCACCAGCGGTTCTTCTGGCACAAGCGGAACAGCAGGAACTAGTGGAGTTGGTCTTTCTGCTGGAAGAGATTACTTTTTTAATTATACTGAAGCCTCTGATATATCAGGATATAAAGATCTTGGACAAAGCACTATAACTGGACTTGAAGCAGTAGTTGCTGTACCTCTTTCTTCACACCAACAAAATGTAATTGTTGATGGAGGATTTATTACTGCTAGCGGCGATCCTAACGTAACAGTAGTTCCAAATGGAATTTGGCACGCTTATGCTTATTTTTCAAAATCTACTCAAAATGCAGACATTTCCTATTATTACACTGTATCAAAATATACTACAGGAAACCTTGAATCAGTTTTGTTCACTTCTGAAACTGTCGCATTAGGTTGGGATACAAATAGCGGAATTCCTGTAGAGATTAAAAATAATGCCGTCGCTACTACAGAAATATTAGATCCTACTGATAGAATTCTTGTAAAATTTTATTTGAATAATAATGACTCTAATGCTCATACTGTAAATTTTTTCACAGAAGGCACAAATCATTATTCTTACATTGTAACTACATTAACTGCTTTTCAGGGAAGTAGCGGAACATCTGGTAGCAGTGGTACATCTGGATCTTCTGGCACCAGCGGAACAACTGGTACTAGCGGCTCCTCGGGCACCAGCGGTGCGACTGGAAGTAGTGGTGAGACGGGCTCTTCTGGCACCAGTGGTACAACTGGCACTAGCGGTTCTTCAGGTAGTAGTGGCTCGTCAGGCACTAGCGGTTCGTCAGGCACCAGCGGTTCGTCAGGCACCAGCGGCATAGATGGCACTAGCGGTACAACTGGCACTAGCGGTTCTTCAGGCACCAGCGGTACAAGTGGCACCAGCGGTACAAGTGGCACCAGCGGTACAACTGGCACTAGCGGTTCATCAGGCACTAGCGGCACCAGCGGCGCTAACGGTACTAGTGGTACAACTGGCACTAGCGGAACTAGTGGATTAATGCCAGTTTGGGTAGTTAAAACATCTAACTATACAGCCGTAAATTCAGACAGAATATTGGCGGATACTTCCGCTGGTTCTTTCACGATTACATTGCCAAGTTCTCCGTCCCCAGCAAATTATATTGAAATCAATGACCCAGAAGGAACATGGGGAACAAATAATTTAATAATTGCAAGAAATGGAAGTAACATAAGCAGTCTTGCCGAAGACCTAACATGCAACGCTTCTACTGCTATTGGGTTAACTTATGTAGATGCTACAATTGGCTGGAAAGTTGATTTTATTATTGAACTTGGCGGCACAAGAAATGTAACAAGAAGCTTGTGGATTCCAGCTTCGGCTTGGATTCCAAGAACAACCGCAGGATGCGGAATAAATTCTTTAGAAAGTTCTACAAATAAAATTAACTACGATGTTCTTGAGTTTGATCCGGGCGCAATTGAATACGCTCAAGCAATGACTACAATGCCATCTAATTGGGACGGCTTAACTGTTAATGCGGCATTCTACTGGACAGTCACCTCTGGTTTTTCTGGTTCTGGCTCAGTTGTTTGGCAGATGGCAGGAAGATCTTATGCCGATCAAAGCGCTATTGATCAAGTAGTTTCAGCAGCTAAATCGACAACTGACGCATTTACTACTGGAGATTATGTTCACGTTTCTCCACTTGTTACAGGGATAACATTGGAAGGATTAAATTCGACAGGAAATCCAATTGTGTACGAAATTAGCCGTAACGCAACTGATGCTAACGACACACTAGCAGTAGATGCCCGTTTGCTTGGAATACAAATATCTTATAATACATAATATGAGAGCGCGACAACGACACTACAAACCTATAGGAGCGCTTTTATCTTATGATGCGAGATATATTGCTGGTTCAAATGGGTCTGAGATTAGCACTTGGGAAAATAGAAATAGCACCAGTTACAGTTTAACTCAATCGACATCTACAAACCGACCATTATTGCAAACCGGCACAAATGGGATAAATAATCAAAACGCAGTAAAGTTTGACGGAATCGATGATAACTTGTCGGCTGTAGCGCCTATAGTTACTTATGTTACACTGGTTGCAGTTGGCAAATTTACAAGCGCGAATCCAATGGTTTTTAGGCATGGTCCAGACGCTGGATTTTCTTTTTCAGGTACTAACAATTCGGCTTGGCTTATTTCAAGAGCGTCAACACATAGCGCATCTGGAGTTAGTCAATGGATGGGTTCAGATAGTGCAGTTGCTTCTTTTGTTTATAATGGAGATGGAACATATTATAAAAATGGCGTGGCGCAAAGCAACGAAACCATTAGTGGAACAAGTCTAACAAATGGTCAAAGATACTCAAGTAGTTTTATTGCTTGCTGGGACCCGGTTGCCTCTAAATTTAGTGATGGATTATTGGGTATTTTAGTTTTATATATTGGAATTAAAAACGATTCATTACGCAAACGAACAGAACATGCTTCTAGTTATTCATATAAACTCGCCTGCTCATAACCAATGATTTATCTTACTTACAACTGCATTTTACGGTCTGAAACTGACGCTCAAGTCATTGATAATTTAATTCGCAAAGGTTGGCAAGTCACTACGCCGCCTAGTTATGATCCTGCTACTGAGCAGCCTCCTGTTTGGGAAGATTGCGGATGGGTAGTTCATCCATTGCCACCAAAACAACCATATAGAGTATCAAAAGACACTATAACTTACAGAGTAATGGAAGCTGGCAAAACGGCAGATTTAATAAACTTAATTTCTAGTCTCACTACAGAACAACAGTTTTATTGGAATAACTTTGCTTGGTTTTGGTCAAATAACCAAACAGTAATTTCAATGTGCCAGCAACTTGGATTAGACGCAAATGTTATTTTGGCTGAAGATCCATATTTATAATGTAATATAATTATATATGAATTTAACTTCATTATTTCCAGTTGGGCTAACAGGACCACAAGGGCTAACTGGTAGTGCAGGCACTAGTGGTACTAGTGGTTCTACTGGAACAAGTGGAGTTAATGGCACTAGCGGTACTAATGGCGCAGCAGGCGCAAACGGTTCGTCAGGCACTAGCGGCGCGAATGGCACCAGTGGCACAACTGGCACCAGCGGCTCTTCTGGCACAAACGGCGCGAATGGTACTAGCGGCACTAATGGCGCAGCAGGCGCAAACGGCACCAGCGGCACAACTGGCACTAGTGGCACCAACGGCGCGGCTGGCGCAAACGGTTCGTCAGGCACTAACGGCGCGAATGGCACCAGTGGCACAAACGGTGCAGCAGGCGCAAACGGCACTAGCGGCACAACCGGCACCAGCGGCACTAACGGTGCAGCAGGCGCAAACGGTTCGTCAGGCACTAGTGGCGCTAACGGCACCAGTGGCACAAACGGTGCAGCAGGCGCAAACGGCACTAGCGGCACAACTGGCACTAGTGGCACCAACGGCGCGGCTGGCGCAAACGGTTCGTCAGGCACTAACGGCGCGAATGGCACCAGTGGCACAAACGGTGCAGCAGGCGCAAACGGCACTAGCGGCACAACCGGCACCAGCGGCACTAACGGTGCAGCAGGCGCAAACGGTTCATCAGGCACTAACGGCGCGAATGGTACTAGCGGTACAACTGGTACAAGTGGTACTGCTGGCGCGGCTGGCACAAGCGGCACAAGTGGAGCAGGAACTATCTCAGGAACAACTAATACAGTTGCAAAATTTAGTTCAACAACGGCAGTTGGCAATTCTTCAATAACCGATACGGGCAGCTTAGTTACAATTGGCGTTAATACAACAGTTAATGGACACTTAGCAGCGCAAACTAAGGCATTCCTTATTGACCACCCCACAAAGAGTGGAATGAAGTTGCAATACGCCTGCTTAGAAGGCCCAGAGAATGGCGTGTACGTGCGCGGGCGCGCGCGTGGGCGCGAGATCAGATTACCCGATTATTGGGTCGCGCTAGTTGATTGGAACTCTATTTCAGTTCAGCTAACTCCTATTGGATCATTCAAGGAGCTTTATGTTGAGGCGGTAGACAGCGGCAGCGTTTACATTAACGGTAATGGCGGCAATCTGGATTATTTTTATATTGTTTACGCCGAGCGTAAAGACGTAGAGAAATTAACTGTGGAGTTTTAATATGCCGAATTATTACGGGCCAAGAATAGTTACTGATGGGTTAGTTTTGTGCTTAGATGCGGCTAATCCAAAAAGCTATCCTGGTTCTGGTACAGCTTGGACTGACTTGAGCCGAAATGGCAATAATGGAACTTTAACTAACGGACCGACTTTCAGTAGCGCTAATGGTGGCAGTATTGCGTTTGACGGTACTGACGATTATGTTTCTTGCCCAGCATTTACTGGACTTGGTTCATCAAATAGAACAATAGATGTCTGGTTTCAAATCAGATCTTTGCCGCTCTCAGGAACAAAAAGAATTTTATCTTTAGTTACTGACGATACTTCTACAGACACACCCGCACTTACTATTGGATACAGCACTAGTTTATCTTCACTGAATGCCGGATTTGGAGGCAGTCCTTACAATGGATACGTTTCTAATCTTAATTTTACTTTGTCTATGTGGACAAATTTGACAGTTACGATAACAGGAAATAATATAGTTATATACAAAAATACTATTTCTGTTGGTAGTGCGACTAATTCAGGAACCGTTGGATCTAATCCAATATTGCATTTGGGAAGATATAATAATTTTTACAGTCAATATGCAGATATAATCATAAGCAACGCCAAGATATATAATCGAGCGTTATCAGCATCAGAAATCATTCAAAACTATAATACAACTAAAGGAAGATTTAAACTATGAGTCACATATTCGAAAATAGAGAATACTTAATCCTACCAGTTTCTGAATTAACCAAGGTTGACTTTAACCTTGTTTTAGAAACCAGCGCCGAAACTGTTAGAAAATCAATTGACGAGACAAAAACATTTGTGAAGTGGGACGGCGAAACTCCCGCTTTCGTCGCCACAATTTCTGGCGCAGAAGGTCCATATACTTACTCTGAAATTCTAGATGTTTTGACTGGGGTAGAGTGGACATCAACTGGACTGTACCCTTAACATGGCTTATCAAAACGGTCCAAAGATTGTTACTGATGGATTGGTTTTGTGCTTAGATGCTGGAAACCCAAAAAGTTATCCAGGTTCTGGAACAGCTTGGACTGATTTGAGCCGAAATGGGAATAATGGGACTTTGACGAATGGGCCGACTTATAATAGTGCGAATGGTGGGAGTATTGTGTTTGATGGGACTGATGATGTTATAACTTGCGGAACAACATCACCACCATCTGGAGATTTATCAGTGTTTGCTTGGGTGTATTCAACATCATTTAATAGCACTTGGAATATCATATCTACAAAATGGTTTTCTGGTTCTGGTTCTGATTTTCACTGGGCACTTAAAAGTGATCTTGGTAATGGTACAAACATAAAACAAAATTTATATACAACTTCTAATAGTGATATTTACGGAACAACAACTTTTTTAATAAACACTTGGTATTATGTTGGATTTACTTTAGTGAATGGGGGTACTCTAACATTTTATAAAAATGGAGTTTCTGATGGTACAAGTTCTACAGTTTCTAGAACAGCACATAGTAGTACTTTACAACTAGGTGATTCTAGGGGAGTTAATTTTGGACTTATTGGCAGAATACCGCAAGTATCCATATACAAAAGAGCACTCACACCATCAGAAATTCTTCAAAACTACAACGCAACAAAAGGAAGATTTAAACTATGAGTGTCTCCGGGGGTCCAGATTTAATCCAAGATGGTTTAGTTTTGTGCTTAGATGCGGCGAACACTAAAAGTTATCCGGGCAGTGGAACTTCGTGGGTTGATTTGAGTGGGAATGGCAATAATGGGACTTTAACAAATGGGCCAACGTTTAGTAGCGCTAATAGCGGAAGCGTCTTGCTTGATGGGGCCAATGATTACATAGCGTGCGGTAATTTTTCTACTCTTAACAATATGAGTATTGGCATGTGGGTAAGGGTTTTATCTAACGCTGGAAACTATAAAGCTTTTGCGGGGGCAGTTGGTGCGGGTACAGACTGGGGTACGGGATTTGCCATACATATGTCTCAAAATGGTCGAGCCTCTTTTGATACATGCTGCTTTGAAGGAGGTATATTATATGTTGGAGGGGGGACTAATTTTATGACAACATCTGTGCCGTTTGGTGATTGGGCAAACATATATTTTACCATATCTGCTAATTATATTCAATTTTATTTAAATGGCTCTGCTCAGTTTGGAACAGCAAGATTAAATAACAGTACTTCTACGATAGGCATGAATAGTTTAGTAATTGGATCTAGGCCAGATGCGGTTGCTAGTAGGGGAGCAAATGCCAATATAGCATCAGCAATTATACATAATCGTGCATTATCTGCCTCTGAAGTTTTTCAAAACTACAACGCAACTAAAGGCCGTTTTCGCTTATAAAGTGTAAAATATAACAATGCCCAACATATTAATACATCCAAATTCTGGCATACTGGAGTTCAATACAGGAACCACCGGGTCTTCTTCGCTGGATGCATCAATGAGCGGCGCCGCTAGGCTGACTTTTACAAATAGTGGAACTCTAGGTCTTACTAGCTACTCAACAGGGACTGTTGACAGATTTTTCGTCGAGGGTATTAATGGCAGATTATTTGAAGTGGACGACGTTATGACAGGCTCATTAATGAGCGTTAACGACATTGCTGGCTTGCCAATATTTGAAGTATTTAGCGACGACAGAGTAGTGATGGGGCAATATAATCAAAATACTCTTGTTGTTTCTGGAACTTTAGTTAATATTAGCGGCAAAACGACAATTGCGGCATCTTCAACAGGACGCGCGAATTTAAATTTGCCACATGGAACCGCTCCAACTTCGCCAGTTAACGGCGACATTTGGACAACAAATTCAGGATTATACGTTCAAATCAGCGGATCAACAGTTGGTCCACTTAGCACAGGTGGCGGCGGATCATCAAGCTTTAGTTATTATGTGGTTTCTGGTTTTACTGGAACAGCTTTGACTCTTGCTCTTGGACACGCCTCGGATTATATTAGAACAACTTCGGCCACAGCAGTCACCATTACTGTTCCTCCGACATCTGTTGTAAATTGGGTTAACGATACTGAAATTCTTTTTGAGCAAGCTGGCGCAGGGCAAATCACATTTGCAACTGGAACTGGAGTTCTCATAAACACTAGTGAGACCCTTAAAACACAAAAACAATACTCTGTAGCTGCATTAAAAATGGTTTCTGGTAATGTATGGACTTTGCTTGGAGAAAGGGAATTATTATAATATAATATACAAAGATGCAAACTTTTCTTTACAATTTAAATACGCAACAAAGAGAAGGGCCAATTAGAGAAGGGCGCTATTTGGTTGATGGTCAACCCGGTCCTTTGCCAAATTATTTAGTTGAATTGGAAATTGTAGTAGTTGTTCCAGATCCTCCTTACAATCCCGCGACTCAAACATTAGAGCACAGATCTTACCCTGATTTGGTTAATAATAAATGGTATGAGGAAAACTATGTAAGAGATTTAACTGAAGAAGAAATCCAGCAAAGATTAGCGAAACCGCCGAATAGCTGCACCCCAAGACAGTTAAGACTAGCTTTAATCCAAAGTGGAATTTCTTTATCAGCAGTACAAGGCTTTATTGATGGGATTGCAGATCCAATTCAAAAAGAAATCGCTATTGTAGAATGGGAATATGCTCTTGAAATCGTAAAAGAGCATCCTCTTGTACAGGCGATTGCGGTTAATTTAAATTTAAGTGAACAACAAGTGGATAATATTTTTACTTTAGCGGTAACTTTATAATGTTATGAGTTTATTGATAGATGTTCCGGTAAAATACAATGCTTATAAAAAAATAGGAATTATAGCTAATGGTTCATCCGCAAATCATTCTTTATTTATTAATCCATTTAATAAAACTTTTGCTTGGGGAATAAATAGCAATAGTCAACTTGGAGATAATACAAATATCGCCAGATTTTCTCCTGTAATTATTGCGCTTTATGGATTAAATAAAACATTTTGCAAAATAAGCGCGGGAAATAGCCACTCTCTTGCCATTGATAAAAACGGGCGCGCGTGGGCATGGGGAGTAAACGGCAATGGTCGCCTTGGCGATAATACACTCACTCAAAAATGTTATCCGGTATTAGTGGTGGGTGTAATTAAAACTTTTTGTCAAATAAGCGCGGGAGGTAGTCACTCTCTTGCAATCGATAAAAATGGCCGTGCGTGGGGGTGGGGATATAATGGCCTTGGTCAACTTGGCGATAATTCAATTACCAGCAGGCTCACCCCCGTTAGCGTGTTAGGCGCCGTTAAAACTTTTTGTCAAATAAGCGCGGGAGCCAACCACACTCTTGCAATCGATAAAAACGGGCGCGCGTGGGCGTGGGGATTTAATACTAGCGGTCAACTTGGTGATAATTCAGTTATTAGTAAGCGGACTCCCGTTAGCGTTCAGGGAGGAGTAAAAACATTTTGCCAAATAAGCGCGGGAGCCAACCAGACTCTTGCAATCGATAAAAACGGGCGCGCGTGGGCATGGGGAATTAATACTAACGGTCGCCTTGGCGATAATTCAATTACAAGTAGGCTCACCCCCGTTAGCGTGTTAGGCGCCGTTAAAACTTTTTGTAAAATAAGCGGGGGAGGTGGTCACTCTCTCGCAATCGATAAAAACGGGCGCGTCTGGGCGTGGGGACTTAATACTAGCGGTCAACTTGGCGATAATTCAGTTACAAGTAGGCTCACCCCGGTTAGCGTGTTAGGCGCCGTTAAAACTTTTTGTCAAATAAGCGCAGCAAATAACCACTCTCTTGCAATCGATAAAAATGGTCGAGTGTGGGGCTGGGGATATAACACCAATGGTCAACTTGGTGATAATTCAATTGCTAGCAAGCGCACGCCAGTTAGCGTGTTGGGTGCCGTTAAAACTTTTTGTCAAATAATCGCAGGAGGTAGCCACACTCTTGCAATCGATAAAAATGGTCGCGCATGGGCATGGGGAGCTAATATATTTGGTATGATTGGTGATAATTCAACCTTTCAAAGACTCACGCCAGTTAGCGTTCTTGGCGCCATTAAAACTTTTTGTAAAATAAGCGTTGGATCTTTTTACTCTCTCGCAATCGATAAAAATGGCCGTGCGTGGGGATGGGGTTATAACACCACTGGTCAACTTGGCGATAATTCAATTACCAGCAGGCTCACCCCCGTTAGCGTGTTAGGCGCCGTTAAAACTTTTTGTCAAATAAGCGCGGGAAATGCTCACTCTCTTGCTATCGATAAAAATGGCCGAGCATGGGGGTGGGGATCAAACAATGGTCGGCTTGGTGATAATACAACAGTTAGCAAGCGTACACCAGTTAGCGTACAGGGCGCCGTTAAAACTTTTTGTCAAATAAGCGCGGGAAATTCTCACTCTATTGCAATCGATAAAAATGGCCGTGCGTGGGGATGGGGTTATAACACCAGTGGTCAACTTGGCGATAATTCAATTACCAGCAGGCTCACCCCCGTTAGCGTGTTAGGCGCCGTTAAAACTTTTTGCCAAATAAGCGGGGGCCAAAACCATTCTCTTGCAATCGATAAAAACGGGCGCGCTTGGGGGTGGGGATTAAGTAGTGGTGGTCAAACTGGTTTAGGTGGAGTTCTTTTTTCATCTACTCCTGTCTCAATAACTGGAGCAATTAAAACTTTTTGCGCAATAAGCGCGGGAGATGGTTTTTCTACAGCAATCGATAAAAATGGTCGCGCATGGGCATGGGGCGCTAACAATGGCGGTCAACTTGGTGATAATTCAATAGTTCAAAAAACTTCTCCTGTTAGTGTTCTTGGAACAGTAAGAACTTTTTGCAAAATAACTGGGGGCGGGGTACTAAATTCAAGTTCTTTTACCTTAGCTCTTGACAAAAATGGTAGAGCTTGGAGTTGGGGCTATAATGGAGTTGGTCAACTTGGAAATAATGCTGTAACTTCTCAACTCACTCCAGTTAGCGTTCTTGGTGCAGTAAAAACGTTTTGCGAAATTAGTAATGGCGTTAACCAAGCATTTGCATTAGCTATAGATAAAAATGGTAGGGCATGGGCATGGGGAGTAAACGGGAATGGTCAACTCGGCAACAATACAGTTATTTCACAACGTACTCCAGTTAGCGTACTCGGCGCAGTAAAAACATTTTGCAAAGTATCTGTAGGCGGATTTCACTCTCTTGCTATAGATAAAAATGGTCGCTTGTGGGCATGGGGAAATAATAGCAACGGTCAATTAGGAAATAATACTTCGGCAAATAGTGTTTGTACTCCAGTTTCTGTATTAGGGGCAATTAAAACATTTTGTCATATAGCTGGAGGAAATAGCCAATCAGTTGCTATTGATAAAAATGGTCAAGCATGGGGCTGGGGGTTTAACGGATCTGGTCAAACTGGAGACGGCTCTGCTACTGATAGATTAACTCCAGTAAGTGTTCAAGGCCAAAAGAAAACATTTTGCAAAATAGCTAGCGGTAACGGTGTTACTCTATCTATAGATAATTATGGGCGGTTATGGGCTTGGGGATTTAACGGAAACGCTCAAATAGGAGATGGCTCCACCATACCAAAAAGAACTCCAACAAGAGTTTGCAATACTAGAACTTTTTGTGAAGTAAAAGCCGCGAATAACCATGTTTTAGTAATTGAAAAAAATGGCAACGTTTGGGCGTGGGGCGGTAATGGTAGTGGACAATTAGCAAATAATTCTATTACAAGCGTTTTGACTCCAGTTAGCGTTGCAGGAGCAGTAAAAACATTTTGTCAAATAAACGCGCAAAACACTCATTCAATAGCTTTGGATAAAAATGGAAAAATTTGGACTTGGGGAAGAAATGATGTTGGTCAACTAGGCATTGGTTCAACTATAGATTATGTTGCTACTCCTAGATCTCTTTATGGAAATAAAACTTTTTGCAAAATAAATAATAAACTTGGCTCGTATTCCGCAGCTATAGATTATCAAGGTAGAGTTTGGAGTTGGGGACAGAATACCTCTAATCAATTAGGCACAAATAATTATATTACATGCACCCTTACTCCAGTAAGAGTTTGCGTCATTTAAGATTGACTTTTGCGAAGCTTCCAAGATAATTTTCTTATGGTTAAGCCCATAATTGTCGTAACTCATGAGCGTTCTGGCACTCATTTATTGATTAATTGCATTAACCACACTAATAATGGACAGTTTTATACAATTGGTTACACATCAAACAGAAACGATTTTAATTTAAAAGGATATCTTCATACTACGCACAAAGATATCCTATGTAATGCGTATATGCCAAACTCGGTCTGCAAATCCCACCATCAAGTAGACTTTATGGTGAATTATATAGATTTTTTATTTGCAAAGTATAAAGTTATATACGTAAAACGAAACTTGCCAGATGTTCTAACCAGTTATTATAAATTTATTCCAAAGCCAGAGGAAAAAGATTTTCCAAAGATAGAAGAATGGGTTTTTAGCGAGCCAGACAGAGTTGGGCGCAAATATTTACAGCCTTATTCTCCAGATCCTCACGTTATAATTGAACCGGAAAATTACGTTCATCGTTGGTACTTGCATACGAGCGGCTGGCTAAAATACGCCAATCAAATGCTAGTAGTTAATTACGAAGATATGCTGCTTGATTACAGAAATCAAAAGCAAAAGATTGAAAATTATATTGGCAGAAAAATTGCCGACAAAATTCCAGACGTAAACGATAAGTCGCTTCCAAATTTTGGCCCAGTTAAAGGAATCATTGGTGGGCATAAAGAACTTATGTCAGAAGAGCTTCAGAAAAAAATTGAAGATCAAGTTTCTCTTTATACAATTAGAGAGAAGCATGAAAAAAGAGAACCTAGTTCTAGCCATCTCAATTGGGGATTATTATAACGAAGTCGCAAAGATTACTTTGCCCTCGATCAAGAAATACGCCGAGAAAATCGGCGCCGATTTCTTAAACGTTACAGAGTTCAATAAGTTTTATATTACGCAAAAATGGAATAAGTTCCTGATTGCGGAACTCCTAAATCAATACAAGAGAATCATTTATCTTGATGTTGATATTTTAATCAGAGATGATTGTCCGAATCTTTTTGAGGTTGTGCCCGAAAATAAATTGGGCATGTTTAACGAGGGCCGATATTCGCCGCGATTTGAATATCTTGAGCAAGCTTCAGAGTACTACAAAGAGCCACTAAAGAAGTGGGGCGGTAAGTTTTACAACTCTGGCGTGATGGTTATTTCGCGCATTCATAAGCAAATTTTCAGACTTCCAAAAGGTGTTGACTTTGTAGAAACTGATCAGCCCTACATTAACCTCCGAATCCTAAATGATAAGGTCGAGATGCATGACTTGCACTACGACTTTAATCGTATGGATATTCTTGATAAGTTCTGTGGCATTTCTCGCCTAAATTCTTATATTGTCCACTATGCTGGCGCTCCAAAGGATGTCCAAATGGGCGTTATTCTTAAGGATATCGACCAATGGGAAAGGGATAAAGAAGAGGGCTACAAGTACAAGCGTAATATCTTGATTTCTGTTACTGCTGGAATGGGCGATCAACTTTGCTCAGAGCCCGCTATCCGATACACTCAAAAAATGTATCCTGATGCAAATATTACTGTAGTGTCGCATTTCCCGCGCTTGTTTGAGCATCTTAGCTGCCCAGTAATGACTTACGATCAGTGGAAGGGGATCAATGATGCTTTGCTTACAATGTATACTTGTCCAGAAGACGAGCATTCGGAGCACAAGATGTCTCACGTTCTCTTCCATCCTACCGATTTCGCTTCAATGTCCATGATTAAGCGAACAATCCCAAACAACGACAAAACAATTCAATTAAAATTGGACGCCGAGGATGTTTCTTATGTTATTGATTTGTTCAAGGACAAAGATCCTAAGAAACCTGTTGTTGTGGTTCATGCTGGCAAGTGGTGGCCTTCAAAGACCTTGCCCCTTGATTGGTGGCAGCAGATCGTGAATAAGCTTTCAGAGAAGCTGACTGTTGTTCTCATTGGTAAGACTATTGATGAGAAGCAAGGTTATCTCCCTGTACAAATTCCACAAGGCGGCTATGATCTGAGAGACCTCACAACTCTTGGTCAGCTTTTTGCCCTTATTTCGCTATCAAGATGCTTGGTCACTAACGATTCCTCGCCCCTGCATATCGCGGGCGCGTTTGATAACTGGATCGTGACATTCCCAACTTGCAAGCACGAAGACCATATCCTGCCATTCCGCAATGGAACTCAAGCTTATAAGACCAAGGCTCTACGTAAGGACCTTCTCCTAGACGACCTTGAGATTCGCCACACAGAGTTCAAGCACGACACTATTGACTTGATTCCAAAAGGGAAAACAGTCCTTGAGTATCTCCCAGAGGTCGATACTGTCGTTAAGGAAGTAATGGACATTTACGACAACAAGCGATGAACAAATTCAGTTCCTTCCGCCCGCTCATGCATGAGCATGAGTATAAATTCATTGAAAAGTTCCTAAATAAAAATGACACTTTGCTTGAGTTTGGTAGTGGCAATAGCACTATTTATTTTTCTGGAATTGTAAAGAAAGTAATTTCTATTGAGCATGACATTGATTGGGTAAATAGCCTAAATAAACTAATCAATGTTTATGACATCCAGAATATTGAATTGCTATATCAAGCAGCGCATTCTCCAGACCCAAAGCCTTGCAGATACGAGCAATTCAAGGACTATGTGCATCTACCAGCAAACAAAAACCTAAAGTTTACCAAGGCTTTAATTGACGGTAGAGCAAGAAAGTATTGCGCCAAATATCTCTGGGATATTATCGATGAAAATGTAGTGGTTTTTATTCATGACTTTAACCGCTCTGATTATCAAATGGCGCTAAAGTATTACGATATGATTGAGGTACTGACAGAGGGGCAAGGAATTGCCGCTCTAAAAAAGAAAAAAGAAGTCCCCAAAGAAGACTTCTATTACTAATAAAAAACCCCCGAATTTCTTCGGGGGTTTTTCTTTTAAGGGCTACTTAGTTTATAGTATGCTAGGGGTGTAAGCGGCGGTCTGTGTCCACACGAACACGCCGTTTGTGGTGTCTTGTGGGCTACCAATCTGAGTGGTGAAGGTGAGGTCAACACTCTTGTTATCGCCAATTGCGCTAGAATAATTTTCGCTGACAAGTTTAGCGCCTCTGATCTCATATACGATACGAGGTTCAGTACCAGCGCTACCAGGGGTCTTGAAGACGAAGGCGAGGGTCTTAGTAGTGTCTGCGTCAAGCAGGCTTGTGATAGACCCGCTGGTCTCCAGATCTGCAACGATTGCGCTCATATTGATAGTTACCTCTACAGGAAAGTCAATAACCTTAGTGAAGCCGAAACGGCTACCAAGACGCTCAAGTGTAGTACGACCAATTGGAATTTCAATTGAAACGTTTTGAATGTGAGCAGCAGTATTGTTGGCAGGAGAGCCTTCAACGCCTGTGGGCAGATCAACAATTATACCGTCTGTAACAATTACGGTAACGTCACCTGGGCGGAGGGCTGTAGTTCCAATACTTCCAGAAAGTGGAGGAGGAACAACAGAGGTGTTCTGGGAAGCGGTTCCAGCTTCTACGTTGATGCCGGGGCAGGTTCCAGAATTACCAGAGATAACATTAAGATTGAGTCCTTCAGCTGTAATCGATACAGTTGGCAGACCACCTACTGCGGCTTCTAAGCTGTAGTTGGTGATGTAGCCGTTGCCGATACCGATGGTTCTTGCGGAAGTCGCATTATAGATGCTTGAAGCAGAACCGTTTGCATCGTTACCTTCTGCGACCGAAAGAATATGGAAATTGCGTCCAGAAACGATACCAATGTTATTGGTGTTAACGGAAGAGTCAACAAGGCCGCTGATAAACGAAAGGGTGTTTGTGCCAGTACCTACAGTAAAGCCAAGACCTCTTTCGTTGGTGCCAGTACCGATATAGTAAGAAAAATCAAGATTTACAGTTGGAGCCTCGATTGAGATCTGGTCAATACGAGCAAGGTTGCCAAATTGGTTAACATCTTGACGATTGATAGTAAGGCCATAGTTGGCCGATTGAACGCGATGAAGCTGGGTAATGTTGCCCGATGGGTGATGTGCTGTTGGAACAAGGGTGCCGTCAGCGACATACAGCGCTTCTGATTGATAAATTACTCTTGTGCGTGCCATAAGTTTTTAGTTAAGAAGGTTTGAAATACTTTACATTTTTTTATCTAAAAATGGAATAATCAGGCTCTTGGGTAACGATATTTGACTACCTCGAAATCGATAAAGCCGATGTAAGGTTTCGCATTGCCACCTCTAGCGCGAGAATCTTTCAATTTTGAGCAAACAACTTCATCAATAAAAAAGTCATTTTGATTTGTGGGAGAGGAATCGTAGGAGTATGTTCCATTTTTAACATCTCCATACTCTGTCAGTGGATATCCAGTAAAATCTTTATATTTAAAACTGCTAGACTTAGAATCAGCAAAAATAGAGAGGACGCCATCAAGCTGATATGGGTTATCGGTAAAAACTACACACTTTACAAATGAACGACTCTCATCCTCACCGCCAAATGAGAATGGCGAATTATAAGTTGAGTCATTTGCAATAAAGACTGCTGGAGCAACTTGATCGTATGGAGGAATGTATTTCCCAGTCCAAGGAAACTTTTTATTAAAATCTAGATTATTATCTAAAATTAAATCGTCTTCGTTCTCGTTAGTTAGGTAAATATTAAAGTCTTTGACCGCAAAAGATCCAGTAACAGGAACTCCAGCAGAAACGCCGCTAATCAGGGCTCTGCCATTGATATAATCTATAATAACCCCATCGTTACGACCCTTAAAAACTCCCGACACATGAACGCCGCTAGGAATGCTTGCTCCAGTAATTGTGGAGTCGTATACAAACTGTTTGTAAGGAGTGCCGAAAGCTTTGTAAGTAGTTGATATTCTTGGATCTGCATAATAAGTGAAAGTGCCAGTTTGGTTGCTATAAGCCTCACCCTTTTCTAAAAGATAGTGGTCAAACCATAAAGCAAAAGATGTCGTTACATTATGTTGATATTGCGGTTTCATCTAATAGGTTTATCTTTTTTTCGAAGTTAGCTAATATAGCGCTAATGTATTTTACATTTTTAAATCTCGTTTTTCTTCTAATATTTTTACTTGTTTGAATAGCAGTATCTGATCTTGAATTAGGAAGCTCTTCTCTCAAGGTATAAAAATATTGACCAATGCCTGAGATTCCTGTTTCTATACCTTTGACCCAACTGCGGCCCGGAGCCCAAGGCATTGGAGAAACATCCCAGATGTCTTCTTTAGCTGGAATAAAAACATTCCATACTACCCCGCCATCAATTAGCCTTGAAAAATTAATGCTGCTTTTTTGAAATAATTCTGTTATTGGCGAAATTGGATCGTCTCCATTATAAAAACCAATATAAGAAAAGAGATTACCATAACCATCGAGAGTGCCGCTAATGTTTTGAGCCGTTGGACCAGCTTCGATTTCTTTCGTGACAGGGTGTCTAAGAAATTCATTGATAGTTTCTCTTTTGATCCTTTCAAAAGCTAGCAGCAGCCGTTTCTCAACGCTATTTCTTAATATCGGCGCTATGTCTCGATTGATTTTTTTGGCGACGTTTTGAGGGATTTTCGCCATAATTATTCATTAATTGGAGATAAAATAAAAGAATAATACCGTGGCCCAAACATTCCGTAAGGCTTTGAGTCGGAAGAGATTGCGTATCTACGGCCATCAAACTCTACTCTGCGAGCTTCTTTTAAAATAGAGTAGGCTGCTGCTGGAACTTTGATCTTAACGCTGCCAGCGGGATAGTCGATCTTCTGTTGGGTATCTGCTCCGGGTACTGGAGCTTTAGCCTGATCTAAATATTTAATCTTTGCCTGAAAGGTATTCTGTACAGTAGTGAATTCTTTGCTTTCTACCTGTGGAACATCCTTATCGTAAAAGTAATTATAGCTAGCTGAAGTAGAGATAACTGTTTCCTTTGGGTTTGAGTAAACAGTGATTTCTCTTGAGAAGGTATCAAACACATCGTCAATAACTTCATTAATAAAGTTTTTCTGTGCGTCTGAGAGGTAAGATGCCATATTTTACTTTACACTTTTTATATTAGATATAATATATAGTAAGGTAAAAGGTATGACGGGCAAGGACTATTTAAATGACAGGGTAAAGGTTAATACTTCTGATCTTTTCAAGCGTATGCTTGGGGTATTGGAGGATATTAAGCACGAACACGACCGACAATTCGGGATTTTATACTCTTCTGCACCCGATTCCTTTAAGCCAGTGGTCAAACAAGCTAACTATCTTGACGAAAGTCAGATGGCTTGGCTCAGAAAAAAAGTGCTGGATATGGGCAATGAATCTATCCGCAAAATGACAACTGAAATGGATTTAATCCGCATTGAATTTCATCATACATTTAAACAATGAAAGAACTATTCGACTTCACGGTCAAAATTAACAAAGAAGTAGAGAAGACCGAAACTCGCGAAGAGGACGGCAAGACCATCACTGTTACTAGCAAGGTAAAGGAGGATGTGCCTGTTCGTATCGTTTTCAAGCAGCCTTCTCGCCGCGACACTGAGGAGGCCGAAATTCAATTTAGCGTTGAAATGTCAAACTGCATCAAGAAGGGTATTTTGACAAAGGGAATGTTGGTTAAGAAGTACTCTGATACAGGCGGCATTTTTTCAGAGGATGACGATAAGCGTTTAACAGCAATGTATATTGATATGGCTAAGCTTCAGAGAGAGTATGTTGCCCTCGAAAATGGTAACGCTGAGGAAAAGCAAAAGGCGAATATCGTCTTGGAAAAGCTCGCCGCTACAAGAAAGGAAATGGTCGATCTTGAGTCTACCTATCTTAATCTGTTTAATAACACAGCGGATATTATCGCCCAAAATAATATCATCCGCTGGTTCTGCGTTAACCTCGCTTATAAGCAGGAAGAGAGCGGCAAGATTGAGCCGCTGTTCTTTGGCTCAACCTATGAGCAAAAGCTCGATAATATGAGAGATCTTGATGAGGCAGAAGATCCTCTGTATCAAGCAGCTTTTAGAAAGCTAGCTACATTTGTTTCTTTCTGGTACTTCAGCAAGAATGCCACAAAGGACGACTTTAAGAAGCTAGAGAAAGACCTTGAAGAAGGAAAGTATTAACGATACTGATTTATTCTTGGCGTTCTGCCAGATAGTTGAGGGTTGCTCTGAGAAGATCTTCTTGGGCAACCCTGTTTTTATTAAGCATATCGCTATTAAAGAGCGTGAGTTTTTTAATAAAAAATATAAAACCTATCTCGCGCACGCTATATCAAAAGGGTTACCTAAAGAGGAGGATGCGCTAAAAAAAGCGATAGATGAAGAGCTTTGGTCAGAAAAAGAAGATGATGATATTAGGGTTTCGGAGAGGTATATTGAAACTCTTAACATAACAAAAAAGAAAGTATTTAAAAAGCTCCAGATTCAAGAAATTGAAAAAACCTTGAAAGAAGAGAAGGAAAAGATTGCAAAGAAGCTTGCAGAAAAAAAGCAGATTTTAGGGAAAACTGCTGAAGACTATGCATCAAACAGAGCTAGCGACTATTTGATATACAGCTGCTTTTACAAAGACCGTGAATTGACTAAACTGTTGTTTTCCGAGGAAGAATTTGAAGAGATATCAACTAAAGAATTAGAAGAGTGTATTCTAGTATATAATAGTTATTTTAACGACATTTCTGACTTAACTATCCAGCATATAGCGCTTTCTGACTTTTTTCAGCCAAATTATCTTGTTCTGGACTATCCTAACGAGCTTTTTGGTAAACCGATGGTAAAACTTTCGGAAAATCAGGTAAGATTATTAATTTATTCCAAAATATTTAAAAATATATTTGAGACTATTGAGCACATTCCTGATGGAATTAAGAAAGATCCAGAGGCTCTATTGCAATACAAGGACAAGAGTCAGGCTCAAAAAGAGTTCGAAAGCAAGACTAGAAGCAAAAAAAAGGGTAATGTCGAGGGCGCCGAAATGGTTTTTGGAGCTACAAAGGAAGAGATTGGCAAAGATACTAAAACATTAAAGGATGTCATGAAAGATAAAACATCTCTTTCAATGGAAGACTTGATGAAATTGCACGATCAATAATATAAATTCTGTGTAAATAACCTCAAAGGTTAAAGGATGGCAAAAGGAATCACAGTACCTGTAGTCCAGTCGGGTTTAGAAGCTTCTATCGAAGCAGCTGCCAAGAAAGCTGGGCCGCTGAACCTTTCTGCTACAGTCGATCCTAGCTCATTCAAAAGACTTTCCCAACCGCTCGGAAGAGTAAGTGGTTTGGCTACAGAGTTTGAAAAGTCCATTGCCGCCTCAAATGCGCGCGTTATCGCATTCGGCGCTTCGGTAGGAATTATCAACGGTGTGCAAAATGCTTTTGCGTCGCTTGTTAAGACGACAATAGAGGTTGAAAAGAGCCTAGCAAATATTGCAGTGATCAGCGGCAAAACTACTGACCAGCTTCAGCCGTTTTCAAGAGCGCTTTTTGAAATCGCAAAGAATACCGCTCAATCGTTTCAGACTGCGTCTGAAGCTGCTTTAGAGTTTTCTAGACAAGGTTTAAGCCTTGAAGAGACGTTAAAGAGAACCCAAGACGCTCTTACTCTTACTCGTTTTACAAGCTTGAGTGCTGCTGAGGCGGTAGATGTATTGACTGCTGCGGCAAACTCTTTCGGCGCAACTGGAATCACGACTAGCGAAATTCTTAATAAACTCGTTGCGGTTGACACCAAGTTCGCAGTTTCCGCCGAAGACTTAGCCAAGGGCTTGTCCCGTGCAGGGTCGATTGCTCAGGAAGTTGGAGTTAACTTTGACGAGTTAAATGCTATCGTCACCATTGCGCAAGAAAGAACTGCTCGCGGTGGCGCGGTTATCGGTAACGCTTTCAAGACAATCTTTAGTAGAATTAGATCGGAGGAAACGATCCAAGCCCTACAAAGCATTGGTATTTACTCATTTGATGCGGAAGGAAGATTGAAACCAGTTGTAAGTCTTCTTGAAGAATTAGCTGGAAAAATTAATACTCTTGACGAAACAAAGAAAATTGAAGTTCTTGAGGCTATCGCTAGCAAGTACAACATCAACGTCTTAACGGCGCTTGTTGATGATTTGAGTTCGACCGCTAGTAAATTTAGAGAGGCTAGAGATGTTTCTTCTGGCGCGCAAAGCGAAGCATATCAGCGCCAGATTGAACTTAATAAAACTCTTGACGCAGTTATCAGCAGAGTGACAAACTCTGCGGCTCAACTTGCTGACACTCTTGGCAAAATCGGCGTAACTGACAGCTTAAAGTCACTTTTAAATTTCTTTGATAGTATTCTTACTGGAATTAATGACGTTGTTGATTCCGAGGGAATTGGTGGCACTATCGCCAAGGGTCTAATATCTGGAATCAGCGGGGTATTTTTCAAGATTGGTATCCCTCTTCTTTTAGCCATATTTGTCAAGTTAACAAAAGATATCGCGCAGTTTGGCACTGAATCGCTAAAAACTATCTTAGGAATCAATAAAGAAGTTAGAGAGCGCCAAGCTTTGGAACAGGCTGTTGTTAATACTTTGATTAAAGATCAGCAAGTAATGGCATCGATCTTGTCTCTTAGCGGAGACCGTAGGAAGCAGGAGGAATATTTACTTGGCGTATATAACCGGCAGCTTGCGGCACTTCAACAGGTTCAGAGTATTGCCTCGACAGTCGCTCCTGCGTTGCAAGCCGCTGGATTGAGCGCTACATCTGGAACAGTTAAAAAGAGGGCGGCAGAGGGTTATTTGCCAGCGCAAGAAGCTGCTGACGTAAGGCGCGGAGTTGGTGGTGCAGACAAGAGCGCAAAAGTAGTCAAGATTCCAAACTTTTCTTTTGGAGACGGCAAGAAAGGCACAATGTACGCAAATACAAGCGAATACATTGTTCCTAATTATAACGGAGGCGATGGAAGTGCTATCTTTAATAAAGATATGGTTCGCAAGTATGGAATGCCAGAAAATGCTAAAAAGATAAATGCGGCAACTGGATATATTCCTAATTTTGTAGAAGAATCTCCCAAGTACTCAACAGCAAAAGAAAAGGAATTAGCTAAGAAAAAGGAAAGAAGAGAGAATTACAATAATAGAGTCGCTTCTTCTTTTGGTATAGCAGCCCTTTTAGTAAAAAGTGAAGCTGAACAAAGGGAAGTCGAATCAGAAACTGCTTATGGCAAGATGCCAAAAACAGATGCTAATTTTAATCAATTTTCAAGAGTAAAGTTTCCAGTTTATGGGTTAAAGCAGTCAGGTTTAGATCAAGCAAAGCTTGGGCTTTTACCAGAAATAGAAGAGCCTTTACGACGGGCTGCTTTTGATGTTGGTCTAGCAGCTTCTTCTCAAATTTCTGGAAGACAAGTTGCTCCTGAAGAGTATAAAACTTCATTTAAAAAATCGCTCGGTGGCGCTGGAGCTTTTGGCGGAACAATTGGATCAATTTTTGAATCTGCTGCCAGAACTGCATTTAAATTCGAAAATAGCCCAGACAATACTTTAGACGTTCCAGTGGTTTCAGATTCAGTACGAACTGCATTTGGAATAACTGGAGGAGAAAGAAGTGCGGATCTTAAGGGATCTGTTAGCGATGGAGTTTTAAGAAGATTCGCAGATCAAGTAATAAATAACGGCCTAATTAGAGACGAGACTCCTAACGTTAAGCAGGCGATAGCCTCAAAAGGCTATATTCCAAATTTTGCTAAAGAAAAAGGAATTGGAGGTTTAGCTGGAAAGGTTATAGAGATTTTAGCTGGAAGAGTTTTTGAATCTTTAGTAAAAGATTCAGATACAGTTGATCTTTATGAAAATGCAGCTAGACCAGACATTGATCTAAACCCAGAAGAAAGGTCAAAAGAGATAAAATTATCTTTGGATGCAGCCGCAAAAGATGATCGCGTAGGTAAAAAAGTAAGTCAAGGAGGAAAAGGTTTTACGGTAGTAGTCCCACAAAATGCTCAAAATGAGCCATCTGCTGTTAAAAAATTACAAGATAAAAAAGTAAAAATACAAAGGTGGCCCATACGAAGAGAAAAAGCTTTTGAAGGCGCTAGAAAGCTATTAGAAATATATGAAAATGTAGATAGAAGTAAAATTGGCAATCCGTTACCATTACCAGGCAAACAAAAAGGCAAACGAAATGATGTCACGGCAGTAAAAGGCTATATCCCAAATTATGCTGAAACGCTTTCTGAAATGTATGATTGGGATGGTACGATCATTCCCAGAATGGCCGGTAAGCCAGAAGAATATATCCAATCTCTTCAAAAGTTAGAAAAGAAAGATCTTTTACCCATTGGTAAAGAGCTAGCGTCTTCAAAAGAAAAATTTGATATTGCGACCGCCAGACCGATTCTATTTAGAGAGCCGATTAAACAGACGGCTCAAAGACTTGGCCTTAATGTTGAAAGAATTTTTCCATTAGGTTCAATGTTTGAAAACCGTAGAACCATGGGCGTCAAGGGAAAACCAAGAAAGCTTTATGGCCCAGAAAGAAAAGCTTTGTTTGCTGAAAAAACTAATAGATCAATCGTTGATAATCAAGAAGATGTTTTAGCCGCTTTAGGAAGTCGCGGCATTGATGCGAATTTAAGAAATCGCGGCGCTTTTGGGTTTATTCCAAATTTTGCTTCTCAAAACGCAATAGACGCGATGAGAAGAATCATCTCAGACCCTGCGGCTCCACAAGGAGAAAAAGATGCAGCGTCGTTAAAACTTTCTCAACTTACAAAAGTAAGTTCATTAAATAATCCAAGAGTTGCGGCGCAAAAGACCACAAAAATAAAGGTTCCGATAACCCAAGAAGACAAGGACTATCTTAATCAGAACAAAGAAAAAATTGTCGCAGGAATGGGCAGAAGTTTTGGAATGCTGTTTAATTTAGATGCTTTGGAGATGGGGGATTTAGGCTACGTAAAACGTTTAGATCCAATAGTTGCGAAAAAATTGTCGGAAATAGCGCAAAAACAAGGTGGCAGAGATTCTATCAGATCTTTGGTTGATTTCGGATCTGCGGCGCGAGGATATATTCCAAACTTTGCCGAAAATGAGCCGCTGAAAGAAGCTATTAGTAGAGAGATGGGTGCGGGCGTGCCTGCCGCGCGCGTGCGCGTGACGCAGGACGGTAGACTAAAGAACCCCAAGAACCCAAATGGTCTTGCCGTCATCAATACTAGAGACGAGCCAAATGGTAAGATTCCAAATGATTTTAGAGAAAGAGGCATGCGCGCCGCTATGGCGAGTAGAGGCTTTGTACCGAATTTTGCAGATGAAGATACTAGTATTAATGTTGGGGGCGTTTTTGGTATGGGCTCTAACAAGGTAGATTTAAGCGGAATTCAAACAGCAACAACAGAGCTTCTTGCAAAATTAAAAAATTCAACTATAGAGTCTGATCAGTTTAATACTGAACTAGAGTCTTTAACAAGAGCTTTTAATGACTTAAAAACCAAAGCACTTAAAGACTTAAAAAACAAAACAGAAAATGCTGGTGATGCTACTAAAAAATATTCGGATGCTGTACAACAAAAAGCAAAAGCTATTCAGGCTCAAAAGACTGCGCCGACAACAGGTGGAGGCGCAACAGGTGGAGACGTAGCAGGCCGAGGAAAAGGTCTAGATATTGGTAAATTTCTTGTTTTACAAACGGCAGTAGTTGGTTTAACTTCCGCGATTCAATCTGCAACTGAGCAAGGAAGCGCTGCTGCTAATGCATTGGAAGGTATTTCTGCGATTGGATCGGGACTTGCGACCTTTGTCGCCATAGGAACAAGTCTTTCTCCTCAGTTTAGGATATTAGCTGCCGCTGCCACTGCTTTAGCATCCGCTTTCCCGCTTTTATCAAGACTTTACGAAGACTTTAAAGATCCAGCGCAAAGAGCAGCGGAAGCGCTTTCCAAACTTGCTAAAGAAGCAGAAAAAACAGGAAGAAAGATAAGTCCAGAAGAATTTTTGGCTATTTTTGAAGAGCAGGATAAAATTAAAAAAGCAGAAGAAAAGAAAAAAAGCGCGACACAGCAAATTCAGGAATCTTTAAGTAAACAAGGCTTAGGGGCTGGCACGGAAACATTACAGCAGCTTTATGCAATAGCAAATACTTTAGACCTTATAAGTAAAGACGGGATTGTGCAACAAGCAGAGTTGCAAAAAATTATAAGAACTTCACAAAAAGCTCTACCTGTCAGGGGTGGAGCCCCTGGTTTAGGTTTTGTAAGTACAGAAACTGGTATCGATATTGGTGCTACGATACAAAGTGCAAGAGAAAAAGTAACTGAAAAACGTTTGGCCGACGCAAGAAAACCGCAAACAGAAGATCGTACAGTTAAAACTGTAAAAGCTGAAAATGAATTGTTGAAAATAAAATTTGATATTTTAAATAGTATTGTAAAAAAAGAACTAGAAATTAATAATGTTTATGCCAACAGGATAAGAAGTATTAATAGCGAAAACACTGCTTTAGAAAGATCTAAAACAATTTTACTCGAAACAAAATTTTCAGAATTACAAGCTTCTCAAGAAAGACGGAAAATTAGAGCAGAAGAAGCTAAGGCGATAAGCGAAAATGCAAATAATTTAAGATCTTCTTTGGCTGGATTGCAAGACCAAGGGTTGGGAAATATATTTGGAGAGGCAGACACTGGAAAACTGCAAGGCTTATTAGAGGCTTTTAAAACAGGAGGAGTTGGGTCAGAAGCATTTGGAAAGGCTTTTCAAGCTGCTACGGCTCGCGTTGGACAGGATGGAAAGCCTATAGCTGGCACCAATATAGCGCAGCTTTCTTCTGCAACTCAGCAGGATGTTTATAAAAATTTAAATGAAGCTGCGAACAATGAAGCTAGAGCAAGAAATAATGCAGTTAACAGAGTAAGAGATATAGATCAAGCTCAAAAAGATTTTCAATCTTCAACCCAGCTTTTAATAAATGAAACAAATTTATTAAATGCTATAATTTCTGGAACTCCTGTTTTAGTTGGAAAATTAAATCAAACTTTTTCAGGCGCAGCAAAGTACGAAGAGATCCTTGGAGGCGAGCGTGCAAAACTTTCAAATTCGTTATCAAAAGCAGCACTGCAAAATAAAATTAGCATTGATTTAGCCGAGGAAAATTATGCAAGTGAAGTGGGCTTGCTTGCATTAAGAATTAATTTGGAGGAAGAGCTTAGAAAAAGAGTTCCAATAGAGGCTAGAGTGCGCAAGGATGCAATGGAGCTTAATAGAGCCACTTCTGAAAGAATAGATCAGTTGGGAAGAGATGCCCGTAATGCTGGACCGAGACTCAAGGCTCAAAGAGACATTCTGGATGCTGAAAGCCTAGTTATAGAATCTGAAAATGCCATTAATGAAGGAAATATTGATTTGGCTAATGTAACTTCCTTGAGAAAATCAACTTTAGCTAAATTAATACAATCGGAAAAAAAAGCTGAAGAAGAGACATTGGCTTCTGTTCAAATAATTGGAAAAAAAATAGGAGCCAACAGAGCGGCTCTTGTCAGAGAAACTGGTTTGATAAACGCAGAAAATAATTATTACAATATAGTTGAAAGACTTGCTGACATAAGCGCCTTAAGAGAATCTACTTTAGCGAAACTAAATCAATCAGAAAGACAGGCTGAAATTCAAAATCAGGCCGCAATTGAAACTGCATCAGAAAAATATGATACTGATCTTAATGCGATTAGGAGACAAGCTGAACTGACTGAGGCGCAAAATCGAGCGGCTGAAAATACCAATCAATTAAATGCAGTGGTTATTGGTCTCAGGTTAGCCAGAGCAAAACTTGTTGAGTCAGAAAGAAAAGCTGAAGAAGAGAATCAGATCGCAATTCGAATGATTGGTCAGAGTTATCAGGCTGATATTGATTCGACAAAGAGAAAAATTGAATATGCTCAAGCTTTAATTGGGCAGATAGATGCGGCAAAAGTAAATGAAAAAGTAACCGGAGAAATGACTCTGGAGGCTTTGAATTTGATAAATTCTTTGAGAGAGGCTCAAGCTAAATTTAATAACATCGACGATATAGAAGTAGGAAATGAAGCTTTAAGAACGCGCACAAATATTCTTGGAGAAACTACTTCTACAATATCAAGGGGATTAGCGCTTTCAAATCTGGGGATAGGTGGAGAACTGGAGGCTCAAGCTTTTGCCAAGGTAGCGGAGCAGAGAAGAGCCGGAAGAAAGGCTGAAGACATCAGCGCATCAGAACTTTATGATATCTCTAAGGGTAGAAACTTAAGCATAAGACAGGGGCTGTCCATACAAAAATCGGCTCTTCTGGACGAAGCTCAGACATTCCAAGATATTATTGGTAAATCAACACCAAAGCTTTTTGCAGATGGTATGGCCGAAGCTATGCAAGCGGCTCTGAATCAAGCAGACGATCTTGGGGGCGCATTAAGAAATGTTGCATTGACCTTCCTTAAAAATCTTCAAAGCGCATTTTTGCAAAGCGCTTCAAGGCAAATTGTTTCTTCAATTCTTCCAAATGCTGTTCCTGGTATGAAAGAAGGTGGCTATGTAAAAGGTTATGCTTCAGGTGGTCTTGTAACAGGGGGCAGTGGCTACAAAGATGATGTTCCAGCAATGTTAAGCGAAGGCGAATATGTCATCCGTAAGTCTTCTGTAAATAAATACGGTGCGTCTAACCTTCAAAAACTGAATTCGGGCGAGGCTCCTAAATTTGCCGATGGTGGTATCTTCTTGCCCGGTGTTCGCGGGCAGGGGCAAATTTCTGGATATAAAGATTTAACTGCTTTTGCCAAGCAAACTACAACAAGCGGAGCAACTGATGTATTAGCTGGCGGCGCAACAACTGCTTTTGCCAGCCTTGAAGATCAAAGTTCAAGACTTTCTGCGTATGCGCTGATGAACGAAGACGATACTATTAATCAAGAGATTCGTAGTGCCCAAGAGCAGGCGATGAACATAATGGCGGAAAGAGAAGCCTACAGAACTGCGGAAAGAAAGGCGTTTCAAAAGCAGCTAATCGGAACAGTAGCTTCTGCTGCTTTAAGTTTTGGCGTTGGAAAGTTGGGTTCGATGTTTACTACAAAAACTCCTGCGGCAATTCCAAATTTAGGATTCGATGCTGCAAAGGCATCTTCTAATATTGGGCAAGTTGCGCTTCCAACTCCAAGCATGCTGTCCGCGCCAATAACAACTCCGAGTATAAGAACTCCAAGTACATCTTTTGGAGACTTTATGTCTCCAGCAAGAATCCAGACTCCAAATTATGGAAGTGTGCTTTCGATGTTCCAGCCGCAAATGCAGTCTCCAGTTCTTATGGGATCTAGTATATTCTCAGCGCCTCGCGCTCCTGGTCGTGCTTACGGCGGGATAGTCAAGCGCTATAATACTGGTGGCCCAACAGACGATATCCCAGCCCTCCTTATGGGTGGCGAATATGTAATGAATCGCCAAGCCACCAAGAAATATGGCAGGCAGTTCTTCGATTCTATTAATCAAGGCCGCGCCCCAAGATTTGCAGACGGCGGCAATGTTTCAACCGCAGAGCCAAGCTTTGCTGAGAAAGCCGCTTCATCTTCCGACTCAAAGGCCACAGGTGCAACTAACGTTAGCATCAATATCAACGTTACTAGCGGAACATCAGATACCCAGACTCAGGGTGACACCAAGCAAGGCGGCGTTGATTATAAGAAGATGAGCGAGCAGATCAAACAAGTCGTTATCCAAACAATCAACGAAGAAAAGAGGCTAGGTGGATCACTAAGACCGCGAAACTAAAGGATGAAATCCTCCGTATCAAATTATGAAAACAGTCTTTATATCAGCGGCGTTAAAATATTTGGCGTCAACGATGTTAATTTCGGCTATTCTTTACCAATTGAGCACATCAATGTTATCGGAGCTAATAAATTTACTACATTCACGAATAATGCGCCGCAATCGAATCTGAGTGTTCAAAAATATCTTTCGCCAGCAGATTTCTTTTTAAATTTTACAGGAGCGGGGCAGATTAGCGGAGGCTTATTTTATAATAATAAAAATTTTACTTTTAATCGGGCATATCTAAATAATTATTCAGTTTCCTGTGCGGTTGGGAACTTTCCTTCTTTAAGCGCCGATTTTACTATTTTTGGCAATGTTGGGACTGGGGTTGCGGGCTCTGGAGCTTCGCAGACTGGAGCCTTATCGGTTGTGCGTCCAAGAGACATCGCTATTCGATGCGATGGCACAGGCACAAATAGAATTGAGGCTTTTACTTATTCAGTAGAGTGTCCAAGGCAAGCTTTTTATCACCCAACTGGATCAACTCCAATGGATGTCGTGACCTTGCGCCCATTTAGGGCAACCGCCCAATTTACAATTGGGGTTGATGATTATGAATCGAAAAGAGCTTTAGATTATATTGTTGACTCCAACAAACAGAATATTAATATAACAATAGGATCTCTAGTAACTTTTTCGATGTCGAATATGGAATTAATAAGCGAAACAATCAACTCGTCCGCAACCGACGAGCTTTCGTTAACGCTTAGTTATCAAGGATTTATCTAATGTCATTCCTATACGACAGAGATTATAATGTCACTGGAACGGTTCAAACAACGTTTGATTTCAAGCCGTCTTATGGCACCTCTGTCAATTTTTCAGCAGATTTGACTTCATATAATACTGTTGATAATTATTTATATACTATGCCCAGAGGACTGAATCATTTGCAGATGACGGTGCAAATGCCCTTTGAAAACAGAAAAGAGGCCGAAGCGACAAGGATCGCCAGCTTTTTTGAAAACCTTCGTGGTACAGGATATTTTACCTTTACTGATCCAGCTTCTATATACAAGCCAGTTAATTTATTTTGCGGCGGTATTCAGACTAATTTCACTGTTAACGATCTTTATACAATACAAGTTGAATTGGCCACCGACCAAGTTTCGTCACTTTTAAATTGGAATGGAATGTTTGTTACAGGTTCAGGAATCAAGGGAAGCTGGGCTACATCAACAGCGTATTCTAAGTACGATGTTGTTAGGCACACTGGTAACGCATCTTACCCGCAGAATACTGGCAACTTATATGACTGTTTTTATTACTGTACTGGTGACCACACGAGCCAATCTTCGATCAACGGCTCCGAAATCACCAACGGAAAATGGACGCAGGAGTTTTTTTACCAGCCAACTTACTCGTCAACAATTGGAAAAGAGACTTCTGTTTTAAAGACTGAGCTTCCATACTCTTTCACAAAGAGAAGCGACTTTGGACTTCATGCGAATGTTATGAGGCAGTTTAGCATGGAGTTTAAAGGAATCAGCGACCTTGAGGCAAGATCGATTTTGCATTTCCTAACCGGAAGACAGGGATACAGAAAATTCCAGTATAAGATTCCGAATATCTATAATAAGAATAAGTATTTCTTTGCGCCTGAATGGAAGCATACTTTTGTTTATAAAAACGTTAACGATATTTCGGTAACACTAGTCGAAGATCCTGTCGGCATAAGGAGGACTTATTAATGGGTAGGCCAATTTCATATGAGATGCAAATGATGTTTGTCGGCTCCTCTGGCGCTTTTGAGGAGTCGATGAATACTGGCAGCGGAATCAGTCGGCTTGATTTCATTCAAAGCTACGACTTCTCTTTCAATATTGAAAGAACTCCGCTGAAGCAAATCGGGTCAGATTCTTTTGCAACAAGGCAAACTCAGCTTGCGCCAGATGTTAATTTAAATATTGAATATTATTTAAATGATGGTTGGAACGATAAGTATATTGGACTAGATATTCCGACAGGTGTGACTGGTAATCCATTTGACTCTATTCTTTCGTCTACTGGCGACCGTAATTTTTATATCAGTATTGCGCAAAATGACGGTATTGATCAGAATTTGCAGACTGGAATCGTTAATAGTAATATCCTCGCGGTTGGTAATGCCTATATCACTAACTACGAGATCAGTGTGGCGGTTAATCAGCTGGCGACTGTTTCCTGTTCTTTTGTGGGGGCAAATGCTAATGTGCAAGATTACGCGACTTCAAAGTACTTACCATCAGTAAATACTCTTGTTAGCGGCCAAAACGCTCAGGATGCTAATAAAAATTTTGCATTAAACTTTGTCAATAATTCTAGAACAGAAAGTTATCTGCCAAAAGCTAAAGAAATATTTGATGGCGGTTGTCCTTATAGCAAATGCAAGATTACGCCGAATTTTCAGTCTGGAGGAGGAACGTCTCCAATTACTTTTGGATTTTTTGATGCAATTGCTAATAACTTTCAAAGCATGCAGTTCTCCGTGCAGTTTGAAAGAAAAGCTCTTTATGGATTTGGTAATAACCATCCATATATTAGAAAAATCCAAAGACCAACAGTTGCAACTCTTGCATTATCAGCTTTAATTGATGACTTTCAGGCTGAAAATTTGAGTAAGGTTTTTCATAGCGAAGGAGGAACTCAGAAGTCCATGTTGATCGAATTCTTTAACCTCCAAGATGTAAAGAAGTTTGGATTATCATTGCAGAACTTAACACTTGAGTCTTATAATCTTGGCGCGAGGATTGGAGATAGGGTTTTAGTAGAAACTAATTGGAGTGTTGAAGTTAAGAACGGGGCAAGCGCAGATATTGGGATGGTTGGGTCTTATGGGCCGCCGCTTCTTGATGTGACAAAAGTCAACGAGTCTTTTAATGTAAATTAATATATGAGCGTTTCATTCCAAGATCTTCAAGAAGCACTGACCCTTGACGACAAGGATGAATTTATCATTTGGCAAAACTCAAGCAAAAGAAACAAAAGAGTAAAGAGAGGAAATCTATTTGCAAGCAAAGGTTTAACAGTAAAGGGTAAGTTTATTGATGTTGAAAGTGGCAATGATGTTGGATTAGCAGCTGCTGCTGCTGCAAACGATGCTGCTGTCGCGCTAGCGACAGCGGAAGGGGCGCAATTATCAGCTAACGGCAAAAATAGAATATTTTATCAAAGCTCGGAGCCGACAAGCGGATCAGGAGGTACAAGCGGTTACGCCTTAATTGAAAATGACTTATGGTTTGATACTGATGGTGGATATAGAATGGCTAAATGGAACGGAACTTCTTGGGAAGACTATGGACTTGAAACAGAAGCTATTGCTAATCTTGATGCGGGAAAGATAACTGCTGGGTTTATTGGCGCTCAAGTTATTAATATTAATGGTTCTGAAGGAGGAGGTATTAGTGGAACAGCTGGCGCTGGAGGCTATATAGAATCAACAAATTTCGTTCCAAGTTGGGTCTCTGGCGCTTTGACCGTAAGGCAGTATACAACATCTGGAACATATGGCGCTTATTTAGGTAAACATATTCCAAGCGACGCTGTTCAAGTAAAGGTTTTACAAGGCGATGGAAAATATAAACTTTTTAGATCGCTACAAAATCAAGGAGAAAACGCTACAAATGCCCCGCCTTCTAGCGGAAATAATTCCTATTGGCAGGAAATAACTGGAGCCAATATTCCAGTATTTGAAATAGAGCTTCCAGGCGGAGGCACAAAACAAATTCAGAATTTTGGATTCAGAATAGTAAGCAATGGATATGCTGAATTTGGAGGCTCTCTTTTTAGAGGGGCTGTTATTGCAAACGAGGGTTTTTTTGGTACTACTTCTAATGCGGTAAGATTAGATGACGATGGGTTGACTGTAGGAGACTATGGAAGATTAAAATCTGCTAGTCTTGGTTATAATGGAACTAGTTTCTTTGTAAACTCTGGGACATCTGGGGGGTTTTTTCTTGGAAACACTCAAGCAGAAGGGGGACCAGCTCTTTACCAGTTATATATTGGCAGTCCAGCTGGAAATAATTTATGGTGGAATGGAACTAGTTTAATTATAAATGGTAAAATTGGATTGCCAGACGGTGGAGATCAAGACAGCGATGCCGGTTTAGAGATTACAAGCGGATTTGGTATTAGAAGGTCTACAAGGAATAAGGTTTTAACAATAACCGGAGGAGATGGCAATGGTGTTACCTTCGGGTCACAGATTGACCTTGTTGGTACACAATTTATGGGCGCTGGAGGTGGTGCCGAGGGTCAGTTAATTTTATCTGGCGGCTATGACGCTACTTTAGATCCAGTTGATCCTTCTCGCGATGGATGCATCATATTTAGAACCGCCAGAGAAGAGGATAATGAAAATATTGGGGCTGTTAGAGCTAGAATAGATTTAGATGGAACTTTTAGAATTATTGCGGCAGATAATGTTTATTCTGAAGCGCCAAATGATGGGGCTGGAAATTTAATTGTCGATAATGAGGTTGAAGCGATAGCTTATAATTCGACTTCTTCTAAGCGTTTTAAGAAGAAAATTAAAAATTTAAAAAATGGTCTTACTCTTGTAAAATCTTTAAGGCCAGTTACTTTTGAATGGAAAAATAAAAAAAGAACAAGTGATATAGGTTTAATTGCTGAAGAGGTGAATGAAATTCTTCCAATGGTTGTTGGAAAAAATACAAATGGAGAAATTTCAAGCTTAGACTATGGCAAATTAACTACAATTTTAATTCAAGCGGTTAAAGAGCTTTCTGTTGAAGTTGAAAAATTAAAAAGTAAAATAGGCTAAGCTTTAATAAAATGCCAGAAGAGCCGCCACCATCGACTTCGACTTCGACTTCGACATCGACTTCGACATCTGGTTCAACATCGAGTTCGACATCGAGTTCTGGTTCAAGTTCTAGTTCAACTTCTAGTTCAACTTCTAGTTCTAGTTCAACTTCTACTTCCAGTTCAACTTCTAGTTCTAGTTCCAGTTCGACTTCGAATTCAACATCGAACTCGACTTCTAATTCAGACTCTGCTTCGGTATCCGATTCGCCTTCGGTATCCGATTCTGTGTCCGAATCGGACTCTGTGTCGGTGTCAGAGTCTGACTCGGTGTCCGTGTCCGAATCGGACTCTGTGTCGGTGTCCGAATCGGACTCTGTGTCGGTGTCAGAGTCTGACTCGGTGTCCGTGTCCGAATCGGACTCTGTGTCGGTGTCCGAATCGGACTCTGTGTCGGTGTCAGAGTCTGACTCGGTGTCCGTGTCCGAATCGGACTCTGTGTCGGTGTCAGAGTCTGACTCGGTGTCCGTGTCCGAATCGGACTCTGTGTCGGTGTCAGAGTCTGACTCGGTGTCGGTGTCAGTGTCGGATTCGGTGTCGGTGTCAGTGTCGGATTCGGTGTCGGTGTCAGTGTCGGATTCGGTGTCGGTTTCTATTGAGATTACCACTACGCCGCCGCCGACTACGCCGCCGCCGACTACGCCGCCGCCGACTACGCCGCCGCCGACAACGACGCCGCCGACAACGCCGCCGCCGACAACGACGCCCGCACCAACTACACCGCCGCCGACAACGACGCCTGCACCGACTACAACGCTTGCACCAACCACCACAACTGTTGCGCCGACAACTAGCACTACTCCAGCGCCGACAACTAGTACTACAGCTACCAGTACTACTCAAACTAGTACCAGTACTACTCAAACTAGTACCAGTACTACCAGTACTACTCAAACTAGTACCAGTACTACCAGTACTACTACCAGTACTACTCAAACTAGTACCAGTACTACCAGTACTACTACCAGTACTACAACTAGCACCACAACTAGTACTACTACCAGTACCACTACAACACCATCTCCTGTTTTTTGTAATTATTTAGTAACTAATGAAAGCCTATCGATGGAAAGGGTTGATTTAGGTGAAATATTCTTTCCAAGAATTTCTGACAAAAGAGACGATATTAATTTTAAAAGTACTGGATACCAATATTCTGGAGTTGCGACAACAATTTTAAATGAAGATCCAATTGATATTTCTAATTTTTATGAAAAATCTACTGGAAATGGAATTGCTGCTGATGATCAAATAGATTACGATACGAACTATAAATTTAGCGGAGTAGATTTAAGATATTACTTTAGAAAGAAATAATATGAAGGTAACAGCTTTAATGGCTACATGCGGTAGGCACTACTACTGCGAAAGATCTGTCGCAATGTTTTTGGCGCAAAATTACCAAAATAAACATTTAGTTATAATTCAAAATTCAGAAAAAGAACAAAAGTTAGACCAGAATTATGATAATATCACACTGCTTAATAAATTTGGATTTTCTAATTTAGGATCTATTTATAATTACGCTTTAGATTTTATTCCTCAAGATACAGACGTAATTTGTTTGTTTGACGATGATGATATGTATATGCCTGAGCATGTTACAGAGGGGGTGAACGGTTTAAAAAGAGGCGGCAAGAAGGCGTATAAGCCAAAATTCTCTTTTATGCAAATGAGATACGACATCTCTAAAATAAATAACGTCCTAGAACCGAGTTGGTTTATTAGTGCGGATGTTATAAAAAAAGAAAAATTTAGAGAAGAAAGCGCAAAGCATCATTTCAACTGGATTGACTGGTGCCTAAAGAATAAACAAATTTATGTAGATCCAGAAGGTCCGTCCACATTAATTTATACTTGGGGAAATCAAGAGCGCCCGTGTTACAAAACAAGCGGATATGGTAAGCGCCCAGATGCTTTTGAACAATACAGAAAAAACTCTCAAGATCACGGAGATGGAGTAATAACTCCAAATTCAAAAGAAGAAATAAATAAAATTTACGAAAAATTCTATCAATGGAAGCCAAAATCCACGCAGTAATAGTTGGTAAAGGGGCGACAGCAATAGAATTAAAAAGAAAAGACTTTCCAAATTCTATTTTAGTAGGAGTTAATCAGTCACCTTGTTTAGCAGACGATCTTGATTATTCTTTTGCAAATGATGTTGAGGGTCTCTATGGCTTAACTGACGAGCATATGAAAAATGTTAAAGTTTTGGCGATACCAGAATACCCTCACTTTAAAGGCTGGTCAAAGATTGATGTTTTGTATACAAAAGTCTTCGAAACTTGGGGTCATGTTGTTAAAGATTTTTTAATATATAATCTGTGGACGACTCCCAAAAAAAATAAAGATTTACCAACTTTAGATTGGGTAATGTCTAGTGGAGACGCTCCAATAAGCTATTTGGCAAAATACCATAATATTAAAAAATTTGATTTATATGGAATTGGCGTTGGTAATGGATATCATCCAAAAGTATTAGAAATATTACCAAAAGATCATAAAAGATTTGGGAATACTTGGTCCGCTCCTCGAATTGGCAAGCTTAGCAATAATATACAAAAGTTAAAAGATCTATACAATTTAGAGATTAATCTTCATTAGTATGAACGATAAATTAACAATTGGAATAGCCACCTATGAAGACTATGATGGTTTATTTTTTACAATTCAATCTTTAAGAATGCATCATGCGGATGCAATGAAAGATGTCGAATTTGTTGTTATAGACAATAATCCAGATAGCGCCTGTGGAGAAGCGTCAAGAAATTTTCTAAAGTCTATAAGGGAGCCAGCTAAATATATCCCATTTAGCGATTATAAATCTCCATTTCTTAAAGGGCAAATTTTTCATTTTGCCGAAACTAAATATGTGCTAGTTATGGATTCCCACATCCTCATGATGCCAAATTCAATTAAAAAATTAATTGAATTTTTTAGGCAGGAAAGGGATGAGGGTAACTTGCTTCATGGTCCACTTATTTACGATGACTTAGATAATATTTCTACTCACTTTGAAAATACTTGGAGAGGGCAAATGTGGGGAGTTTGGGGCACCGATGAAAGAGGGCGAAATGAGAATAATCCTCCTTTTGAAATTGAAATGCAGGGAATGGGGTTGTTTGCTTGTAGAAAATTTTCTTGGCCAAAATTTAATCCTAATTTTAGAGGATTTGGTGGAGAAGAGGGCTACATACATCGTAAATTTAAAGCTGCTGGCAAAAAGACATTGTGCTTGCCTTTTCTTAGATGGATGCATCGATTTAATCGACCAAATGGAGTTCCGTATCCACTAGCACTAAAGGATAGAATAATGAATTATTTTATTGGCCATATAGAATTGGGGCTAGACTGCGCACCAATATTTGAGCATTTTAAACAGTGGGAATCTGAAGAAAATCTTAAAAACATGCATCAAGATGCCGCCAGAATGATAGATAATGATTTTTTAAAATTTTCAATTTAAATGAGCAGAACAGTAGAATTTTTATTTTGGAATGATAAAAAGCTGTACGACTATAAAATGAGAGGTATAGTGATTGAGGCTATAGATGACAATGGTGGTAGAAAGAAAGAGTATAAAATGTCTATGGTCTCAACTTTAGATAATTTTTTTCATGACTTCTCTATAGAGAAAACTCTAAAGTCTATAAGAAAAGGTAGAATAGCAGCCGATGTTTTAGTTAGGAGAGATGAACATGGAACTTTATGGGGTGGAACTGAAAAATGGAAGAGTGTTGTAAATGAGTGTTATGCATTAAACATCAAGCCAATGTTTTTTGATTTTGGTTATTTTGACCATTACGACTCTTTCATGATTGATCATTATAACATAGATGGGAGAAGTGATATTTTTGCAGAATGGTCAAGCATTAGTGATGTGGTGAATTGGGACGCTTCGGAAAGTTATATCCAAAAATATAGAAATAATTTTCTAAAAAATTTAAAAAAAGCAAAAGAAGAAAAGCCTCTGGATGGACTAAAAGAGGGCGAATATGTAGTAATTTGGCCGCAATACTCTATGGATCTTCTACGAAAAGAGTTTAAGGAAAATTTAAATAAAAAGGATGAAGTAACAGATTGGATTAATAATATATGTAAAATAGTTTTAGATCAAGGTTTGATTCCAGTTGTAAAAGGTGGTCCTGCAATGCATAAGTGGTCAAGATTAAATACGGAAAACGTAAAAGATGTGCGGGTATTTACGCATACCGAAAAGCAGTCTGCTGAAATGAAAAATACGAAGTTTGAAAAAGATATAAACTATAAGCTAATCGCTCATGCTAAATACCATATAGTTTCATGCAGCAGCGTAACAAATGAACTCGTCTTGGCGAATGCACCAGTGGTCGCAATGGGTAAAAGCTGGTTTACTGGATTGGATATTTTTAATGAGCCTAATTCTTGGGGAAGTTTAACAAAAAATGCAACAGAGATTAACACCAAAAACAGAAACAAATGGATAAATTGGTGGTTGAGCAGGCAGGTAAAAAAAGAAAAAGCGGCTGAAAAATTTTTTCAAATTTATAAAAAATATTCAAATATCGATTCCTAAATAATCGCATGCATTTTTAAATCCAGCACTTTCTATCTTTCCGTGAATACAAAATGGTTTAATTTTATTCTTTTCAAATTTAGAAATTCTTGACTTCCAAGCTTCTTGATTTTCAGAAGCTATGTTGAATCTATATGGATATTTATAGTAATTTTCCATTAATACTTTATTCGGAATTTTATTTAAGAAAAATTTAGCCGCTTTAAATCCTGATCCTTTATTAAGATTTAGATTTTTATTTATATTCAAGAATTCTTTTAGGTATCCACTGCACCTTGGGCTAAAAAAAATAGAAAGATCGCTCCATTCTACTTTGCTCTTTTCTGGCTTTATTTTTTTTATTTGGCCAGAGCAGTATATATCGTACTTTTCTAAAATTTTATCTATATTTTTGGTTTCAAAAGGCTTAAACTGGAAGTTATCGTGATCGTTAACCCATAGGTTTTCGCCAAATCTTTCAATAGCCCAATTTAAAGCTATATACTTGCTTAGGCAACATCCGACCTGATTTTTAAATTCAACTTCTATATTAAAGCTTTTTATATCAAAAAGCTCATAATCAAAGTTTGTGGCTATAATGATGTCGTTCTTGACCCAGCCACATTTTAGACTAGTGGACACTTGCTTATTTAAATAAAAAATAGCCTGCTCTTTCTCTAAGGAGTGCTTCCATTTTTCATGTCCACTGGACAGGGTATAAGAAATCAGTTTCTTCATTAAATGAATAATATTTAAAAAAGCCCTATTATTTTATAATAATATGGGCTACGTATGAATTTAAAAGATAAAATATTTAAAAAAATTTGGGATGGCAAGAAAACGGCCCATACGCCGATAGATCAATCAAAAATTGAACCGTATAGTATATACAAGAAATATATAGTAGATATAAGCGATAAAAGATCTGGCAGCAGTAGCTTAGCTAGAAAAAAAATTTCTGTTTGGAGCGAATGTATGGAGTTATTGCCTGATGATTTTATAGGTTTGGAGTTTGGTGTTTTTGAGGGGCGATCAATAAACTTTTTTTCAAAATTTTGCTCAAATGCTGTATTTTATGGATTTGATACATTTGACGGTCTACCTGAACCTTGGATAGATCCTAGTGGCAGGGTTATTGGAAAAACTGGGGCGTTTAAAACTAAATTTAATAAAATTTCATTTAACGAAAACGTTAAAATAGTAAAGGGTTTATTTCAAGATACGCTACCAAAATTTTTAATAGAAAAACAAGATTTACTAGAAAAAGTAAATCTTATACATATTGACTGCGATATATATTCATCAACTAGATTTGTTCTAGATCAGTGCCTAAGTATTATCAAATATAATAAGCCATATATTTTATTTGACGAATTTGTTAACTGCATAGAAGGCCAAGATGAAAATTTTAAAGTAAATAATAAATTAATAGATATTACTCATGGATGTGAGTCACTTGCGTTTTTAGAATTTGTTGAAAAAAATCAAATAGATTTCGAGGTAATAGTTTCTTTCTTAAAGCCAAAAAAGACTTCCGTTGTTTTGATAAAGATTTTATGAGTATTCCAAAAAAAATTCATCAAATATGGATTGGTGAATCGGCAATACCAAGAAGCTGGGAATTTGACTGCAAGGAAATAGAGAAAAGACACCCAGATTGGGAATATATATTTTGGGGCAATGAAAAAGTTAATACGGAATTAGATAAGATGCCTAAAAATGTAAAAGAAAAATATCAATATTTCTTCTCGGAAAAGAAGTGGGCCTATGCATGCGATATTCTTAGATACTGGATTCTATATAAGCATGGTGGAGTTTATTTAGACTGTGATTTTAAAATGACAGAAAATGGGTCTTTAAATATGCTTCCTTTGAAAAAAAACCTAATCCTAGTGAACATGAGGGCGATACATAAAGGAAAAAAATTTAAATGTAGAATTCAAAATTGTTTTATGGCGGCAAAAAAGAAACAGAGTTTCTTAAAAAGAGTTGTACAAAAAATATCAAATCTGAATTATAAATTAAAAACAATGCATGGGCAGGAAACAGAAAAATATAGCTGCGGGTTTCTGACTACAGAATATTGTTTCTACTCTCAAGGATTAGAGACTATAAAGCATAAGAACTCATTTAGAAAAAAGATAAAAAAGATAATGCCAGATAAAGAGTGTATTTTAAATAAAGAATTTTTTCTTGGCAAAGATCCTATTATTGCCAAACATTTATCAAAAAGATCACACGGTCTAAAGCTTACAAATATATTTTAAATTTTAATATGTGCGCCGCAATAGGAACTACAGACCCGTATTCTACTCATCAAGAAGCTTTAGTTTTTGCGGCTCTATCTACTTCGGGAGATATTTTGGAGCTAGGATGCGGAGATTATTCAACTCCAATTTTAAATCAAATAGCTAATTTTCAGAAAAAAAAATTTAAAATTATTTCTTCTAATAAGGCTTGGTTAGACAAGTATCAATACGTAGAAGATAGAGAGTTAATAAAAAAATGGAAAGACTATGTTTTTGAAGGCTCGTATGGAATGGTATTTTTAGATAACGAGCAGTTTACTATTGACCGATTAGAGTTAATTCCAAAAATATTTAATATTACTAAGACTTTAGTTGTTCACGATGCTGACAAAATTAGCAAATTAAAAAATTGGAATGATTATGTTTTTGGTAAAAAAATAACTTGGTTTAAAAAATATTTACCTCATACAGCTATTATAGAAAAATGAATGTTTTTTGCCAAAGCTGTAAAAAAAATATTGCCAATATAAATCCGTGCGTATCTAATCTTGATAGAATTCATTTTCCATTTCAAAGAAGAAAGGATTCAGATATCCCAGAATTGCAGGATGTAAAGAAAATAAAATGCAAGTATAAAAAATTAAAATATTGCATATGCGCTTTAAGAAGAAAAAAAATTCAATATTGGTACTTATTTGATGAAATTGTCAGTAATAATATAGACGAGTTATGCACTACATTAAACGCTAGATGGATAGTTTCAATTTGTGATACATATATAGACTATGGAAGTGATGAAGAAAAATGTGGATCAATTGCAGTATCGACATTAAATTTTTGCTTTACACTTAACAATTCTATATATCATTCAAAAGAAAAAATAAATCCAAAATCAAATATAATAGGCAAGATATGCTCTGTTCCGTATGACACTAGCTTTATGTTTAAAAACGAGAATGATTTTTTTGAAAACTATCTTAAAAGATTTATTTATTCAATAAAGAGATCGGATAAAATTTATCGCTTTGGTATGGCTTTTTTACAAAGACAAATAAAAGACAAGAATACTTTATTTTTCTATGTAAATAGTTTAAATGAAAAAAAATTTAAAATAGATGAACAAATTTCAAATAGTTAGTGGCTATACCAAAAATACTCCATACGAAAAAGAAGTTCAAAACTTAAAAGCTTCACTAGATAAGTTTGGATTTAGCTGTGAGCACGTAGTTGGTTTTGAAAATCTTGGAACTTGGGAAAAAAACTGTCAGCAGAAAGCCTTGATACTAAAATCAAAACTACAAGAGCTTAAAACTCCAATTGTGTGGTTAGATGCCGATGCGGTGCTAAAAAAGAATCCAGTGCTCTTTTATGAAATAGAAAAGGATATTGCGTTTTGTTATTATAGGATAGCTGGCAAGGATGAACTCCTTAGCGGCACTATTTTTTTAAAACCTTCTGAAATAAGCTTTAAAATATTGGATGAATGGATTAAATTAAACAATCAAAATCCAAAAGAATGGGATCAAAGAACGCTGCAAAAAATAATAAAAAATTTCAAAATAGATTATTACAACTTACCGCCTTCGTATTGCAAAATAGATTACATAAAATGTGATGAAATAGTAATAGGACAAAATCAATCTAGCAGAAGGTTTAAGTCAATAATTAATGCGGACGAAGAAATTTATAAAAGATATTCTGAATATAATGTTTCTTTATGGGAAAATTTAAAAATTGTATACTGGGCAATTCCAAAGAGTGGATCAACAACAATAAAGAATCATTTATTAAATCTAAATAGCGGTATTGTATTAAAAAATCCTTTACAGGTTCACGATCAGCAATATCAAAAAATAATAAAACCAGAGTATAGAGATAAGTATTTTAATTTTTCATTAGTCAGAAATCCAATATCTAGATTTTGCAGCATGTATCAAGATTTTTTTGTATATAGGCAAAAAAATAATATGTACTTTCCAAAGGAGTTGAATAAAGATTGGAAGGCATTGGATTTTGCAAAATACCTTTTAGAAACAGAAGATAAACAATTAAATATTCACTTTAAAAGTTTTTCATTTTTTTTAAAAGATAAAAGGATTAAAATTTTTACATTAGAAAATTTAAAAGAAGATTGGAGCATTGATATACCGGCTCCAGATAAAAAAATGAATACAAGATCTGATAACAATTTTACAATTTGTGAAGATACAGTCGCTTTAATAAAAGCAAGATATAGTGATGATTTTTTAATTTGGCAAAATAAAGATTTAAATTTTTAATGAAAATACTTTACATAACCCCTCACTTATCAACTGGAGGTTTGCCTCAGTATCTTTTAAAAAAGATGGAATGCTTAAAAAAGCATGAACTCTGGTGCGTTGAATATAATTTTGTATCAGATAAATATACGGTTCAAAGAAATCAAGTAGTAGATCTTTTAAAAGATAGATTTGTTTCTTTAGGCAATCGGCCAAAAGAAAAGCTGCTGGACTTGATAGCTGAGACATCGCCAGATGTAATTCATTTTGAGGAGTTTCCAGAAACGTTTGTCTCTCACGAAATGCTGTATAAAATATACAGCAAAAGTAGGAATTATTTAATATTTGAAACCAGTCACGGAATTTATTACAAGGCCGAAAGTAAGATTTTCCTACCGGATAAGTTCATTTTTGTTTCTGAAATGCAGGCTGAATTATACGGAAAGATGGGCGTTAGTTATGAGATAGTTGAGTACCCAATAGACTTTAAAAACCCAGATAAAAGTTTTAAAAAAGAATTGGGATTAACTGGCGATGTAAAGCACGTATTAAACGTTGGACTTTTTACTCAGGGTAAGAACCAAAAAGAGTTAATAGAATACGCGCGCGCGCTAGTGGGCGAGAAGATTCAATTTCATTTTGTTGGCAATATGGCAATTAACTTTAAAGAGTATTGGGAGCCGATTCTAAAAAACTTACCAAGTAACTGCTTAATTTGGGGCGAAAGAAGCGATGTGGATAAGTTTTACCAATCTGCCGATTTGATGGTATTTACCTCAAAAAAAGAAACATCGCCACTAGTTATCAGGGAAGCCTTGTCTTGGAAACTGCCCTGCTTAATTTATAATCTACCAGCCTATAAGAATATGTACGACAAGTTCTCTGGAGTTGGTTATTTAAAAGATGGCGACTTTAAGGAAAACATTAAAAAGATAAAAAGCCTATGAAAGACAGCTTAATGCAAATTTACTCAATGACTGAGAAGTCGTCTAAGGAACCAAGAAAGGCTCAAAATGCTATCGAAGTATCATTTACTGATTCCGCTAAGGTGTCAATAAACGGCCCAGTTGATCAGAGTTATACCGTAAAGTTTATTAATAATAAGACTGGCGAGATTACTTATTCTTCAGAAATTAAAAATAATATGTGGTCGAAGTCAGCGATCTCCTATTATGTTGAATGGAGAATCATAGTGGAATCAGGTGGTCAAACCGTATTTGACCAAGTTTTAAATCTTAACGATAAGAAGGTATTGATAATTATAGACTCACAAAGCCTTGGCGATATTCTTGCCTATACTGGTCAGATTGACCGATTTCAAATTAAGCACGGATGTAAGATGGATGTTTTGGTGCTAAATAAGGAGTTGGCTGAAATACTTGATTCCTCTTATGAGAATATAAGTTTTATTTCTGATATTGGCTATAGGGAAGATTACTATGCAATTTACAGTATAGGCTACCCATTAGAAAACTGGAAAAACAAAAATGCAATTGATCCTCGGACCATTCCATTGCAAAAAGTTGCCAGTTCAGTTCTTGGCCTTGATTTTAAAGAGGAAAAGCCTATTTTGACATTTTTAAATACAACTAGGAAAAATAAAAAATATGTGACTATTGCGACTCAAAGCACGGCTCAGTGCAAATACTGGAATAATGAAAATGGCTGGAAAGAGGTAATAAAATATTTAAATAATAAAGGGTATGATGTTTGGTGCATTGACCGTTTTCCTTCTTTTGGAAATCAAAAGATGATGAACTATATTCCAAAGGGCGCAATAGATAAGACTGGAAACTTTCCGCTAGAGATGAGAATGTCGCAAATCTATAATTCCGAATTTTTTATTGGCTTAGGATCTGGTCTGTCTTGGTTGGCATGGGCGTTGAACAAGCCTGTAGTTCTCATTAGCGGTTTTAGCAAACCGCTTGCAGAGTTTGAGACTCCTTATAGAATTATTAATGAGTCGGTTTGTAATGGTTGCTGGAATGATTCAAGTTTAAAATTTGATAAATCTGACTGGATGTGGTGTCCAAGAAATAAAAAATTTGAGTGCTCTTCAGAAATAAGCTCTGATATGGTTATAGATAAAATTAAAAATTTATTAAAAAATTAATTTTTGTTTTATTTTTTCAAAATTTAGACCAAGTTCAAAAAGCTTTTCTTCGTAGCCATATCTTACAAAAGCTGAATATTCGTATATAGCAGTTTTAATCAGAGTTTCTTTGTCCCATACCAGCCCATTTTGTGGTGCAATGCTTTGGTTTTGACGGGGGTACTGTCTTACAAAATCTTCGTCAAAATTAATATTCATTATATTTAAAACTTTAATAAAGTCATTTAACAAATTTTCTTGCTTTCCTATAAAATTTATTTTATGCATTGTGAACCAGCCATATAGCTCTGTGACATATCCTGGTCTTTTTTTATTTACACTTTGTACAAATGAATTAAAATTTGTATTATCTATTTTATTCAAAATACAACTTGGGTGCCAGTAACGAATATCATTTTCATCTCCAAATGTTCGCCATTGTATATTTGGAAGATTCATGTAATTAAACCATGATTCATACCAAGTTATTGGATTTCTGACAAAGCAAAAAGAAAATGGGGGAGCCTGAATTTCTTTACTTTTATTAAGCTTGCTTGCGGCCATTTTATAAAGCTCTCTTTTACCGCATAAAAAAGTAGCATGTTTTACGCTAACTCTTTTTTCAATCAGGCCAAGATCTTTTAATACACTAGCTACCCAAGTTCCGCCTGTCTTTGGTACATGTAAAAATACTGCTCCATTTTTCAATATTATGGGCATTTCAATACTCTACTTTAACCCGCTTAGACTCGTAGGTCTTTTTTTGGTCAGGGTGAATTGCCCCTTTGCGACTGGAGGAATAGTCCTTAAAAAACTTTTCTTTTATTGGATCAGATCCGCCATAAGTCTTTGCGCGCTTTTCGCTTAATTCTTTACTTTTATCTATCAAATCGCCATAAGTACCCTTCTTGTTCTTTGTTGCGTCAATGAATGCGGTACTGCTATTCGGGTCTATTTGCGAATCTATCGAGGCATTGGGTATCTGGTATACCCTTTTCCACTTTAGGCCGCTTTTGTCGATATATGAGTGCTCCTCGTTCATAGACTGGAGCACGTCGATAGTTTCTCCAGTATCGGGATTCTCGTATGTGTAAAGTGGCATATTTTATTATAAATAAAAAAGCCGCTTTTTCAAGCGGCTTAGTTTTTACGTAATTTTAATTGTTTTCAGTTGAGGAGGCTTCTTGTTTGGAATTCTAAATAGAAGCTGTCCGTGTTCCATAGTTGCCGTCGCATTGTGCATATCAAGCTTCTCGGAAACATCAAAAACTTGGCTAAACACGCTAGCCTTATTCTTTTGAGCTTCGATTTTAACCGTATAGTCAACGTCACTATACGAGATGGTCACGTTGTCTTTGTGGACTCCTGGTAGATCAACGGTGATTGTGGCGCCGTTTTCATCTACGTTAGAGATATAGTTATAAGTGCTCGCAGCACTTGTTGCTGAATAATAATATGTTTTTGAGTACATAGTTGTTACGGCGCTATTTAGCAAAGCTTATGCCAAGAGCTTTTCCTAGGCAGAGTTAGGAAATGCCCTTAATAATTGAGACAATTTGTCTTACAGATTTTTCGTAAGTGAAGTTTTGTCTCGTAATCTTGCCCTGCTCATTTATCTTCCCAGCCTCAACAAGAGTAACAGCTTTCTCCATTGCAGCAATAGCCTGATCTTCATTGAAGTCATAGATGCATCCTTGATTGAAATCGCTGCCTTTATTAAAGAATGTTCCATCATAGGCTTCGATTTTAGCAGAAGGATTAACTAGAATTGAGTTCTGATCTGTGGCCCAGTCCTTATGGCTAGTAGCGTTAAGAACAACGCTCCACTTACCTAAACAAGTGGAATTAAAAGCTGGAAGACCCCAGCCTTCTGCGCCGCTCAGTCCGCTTAGATCAATATTACAAGAATTAATAATATCATTAACTTCTGAGTTCGTACTGACATAGGGTAGAACATTAATATTCCAAGCTAGGCCGCGATAACCCAAAATAATCTTCTTCATCAATTCGTGATTAAAAAATGGGTTAATAATCGAGCAGTTAAGCTGGAACTTGGGATTGTTCCCGAATCGCTTAGCCCACATTTTAACAATCTTATCAGTATGCTTCCGCTTCTCAAACTTACCCATTAGCAAGAATGAGATCTTGTCTGGCATGTATGTCTTCTTTGTTTCGAAGAAGTCTTCGTCAAAACCAAGAGGGGTAGAATACGCCTTGCCAAGATTAGCGTTAGCAAAACACCTAGATGCGTGCGAACTAGAGAAGATCACCGCATCTTGAGAACCAACTATTGCATTTTCCGCAACAGTTGGCTGATCAAGTTCGTAAAAGGTATAAAGAACCTGTTTTGGACAGATCCTCTTTTCGGCTCCATTAATGTGCCAAAGCTTAAGACTTACCGCATCCTTTGATAAGGACGAGTATCGATTAGAGATAATCGACTGAACCCAAGCGGAAAAATCCTTGTCCATTTTATCGAATGCGGAAGTTTTAACTTCCCCGATAGGGAACATAGAGATTTTAAAGCTTGGATCAGAAATCGAAAGCTTATAGAACTCCTTTAGGAAGTTGTAACAAACATTCCCAAAGGAAACTTGGTTTAATGGAGCTTCAAAGACGATCTTCATTACATTGGTACTTCGTCGTCCTCAAGAGGAGCAGGCTTCTGAGGCTTTGAATAGGCTGGAGCCTTGGCAGCTGGCTTTGCAGCTTGTTTTACTGCTGGGCGTTGAGCAGTCTCATCTTGCTCTTCACCGTCTTGAGCAGTATCCTTCTTTTTGCCCCCAACAAAATTTACTCGGTCCGCGACGACCAGAATCTTGGACTGCTTCTTTCCGTCCTTCTCCCAAGAGTCCTGCTTCAGACGGCCAACTACAGAAACCGCGCTACCCTTCTTTACGTAGGTTGTAACAAAGTCCGCCTGCTTTTCCCAAGTATCAACGTCGATATAAACAACGTCCTTATCATTGATTGGGTTATTAACGGCGAGACGAAAAGTGGCAATTGCCTTGCCAGTTTGAGTGCTGCGCGACTCTGGGTCGGCAACCACATTTCCTGCTAATACGATTGAGTTAATCATGTGATTTATAAAATTTCTTCTTCAGTTTTTTTAACGTAGAGTTATGAATATTAATGCATCCCTGTATCGAAAGGTTAATCTCTTTTGCTATCTTACGCCAAGGAACGATCTTTCTTTTGCCATCGACCGAAACATAGCGCATCTTGAAAATTTTTACAACGCGAGAATCTTCACTATCTTCTATATATTTAAATACTTTATTTAATGTATCGCTTTCAATCTTTTGAATAGACTCTGAGCTTTCGAACTCGCAGTCAAAATTATCATCAAGCGGGCAATGGCTCTTCTTGTTTGCCGCATTCAAGCATAACCAGCGAGTGTGGTTGCCAAGATATGTTGAGAATTTGATGTTGCGACTCTCATCAAAGTTTTGAATTGCGTCGTAGATATGAGACTCCTTGCTATCAAGTAGGTCGTTAATATTATCGATAGCGATTGAACGAGGAGCGTAACTATGAACCATTTGAAGGTAGATCCCAGAATGACGGTTTACAATCTCCTGAAAACAGGAGCTATCTCCGTGATCTCTGACCTTTTCAATCAGAGATAAGTCATCCATCTTTTCTGGGACAAGCTTCATGCTCCGGTGCTACCAAATCCGCCTAAACCTCTTTGGCTTTCATCCAGCGAATCAGTTTGATGAGCAGAAAGGTTAAAGCTTGGCATAAACAGTAGTTGCCCAATCTTGTCTCCCTTTTGGTAAATTAAAGATTTCTTTGTCAGCTTCTTGCCCAAGAAACGGAAGCGCAGCTTGATAGAATTGCGATACCCAGCATCAATTACTCCAACCGAGTTTGCTAGCGAAAGCTCGTACTTGCTGATGCTTGAGCGAGGAAACACAAGGGTAAAAAAACCATCTGGGGGCTGAATCGTAACTCCAGTGTCATACTCGACATACAAAACCGTTTTGTTCGAATCGTCAGTAAACACGATCTGGGCCTCAGACGAGGCTACGAGATCCCAACCGACATCGCCTTTTGCTGGGGTAAGCAAGTTGTTTTCGTGACCGTTTTTGAGAATTTTGAAGGCGAGGTTTTGGCTCATTGGACAGACTGTGCCACCAATCGTAGTTCTCGTCAATAGTTTTTCCAAAGATTTTTGCGCGGAGCGCATAAAAAACCGAAGGTTTTTTATATATCGAAAGGGAGGGGGATAAAGGGATAGTGGGTTGGGGGATAATAGGGGGGGAGTCTGAGGGGGGGAAAGAAGGGGGAAGGGAGAAAGGGTTAAGGGGGAGGGAAAACCAAAATCGGGTGTAAAATTTTAGATGAGAAATCAGGCCAAAAACATCTACTTTTTCCTCGCAGGATTGCTGCTTGGATTGGGGTCTGTATTTTTATCTCGGACTGCCGAGAAGTTCTATCATAAGTACAACCCAATCAACGAGTCACAACCAATTCGCAGGCTTGGCCGAAACAATATTAATTCTTGGTTTCAAGACGGTCTTCTTTTTTTAAAAACCTCTCCCAAAACTGAAAGTATTAGCCAATCTTATAGCACAGACTACCTCAAAGAAACTCTTCTTAACACCGGACTATCAACAAATGTTGATGTGATCTTTAGAGACAAGCATTACAGCTTCTCCACTCTTTCTTGGTTTAACAAATACGTAACGTGGTGGATCACGATGGTAATCGATCACGATATTTATTTTGTAGCAAACTCCTTTGATTGCGACAATTTTAGTGATTTTTTTATGGTCGCTTATAGCTTTTCGAATTATAATTTGAACAGCAACTTGGCGTCGCAGCTTGCTTGTGGAACCGTTATAGTTGAGCAGCTTGAAGAGTTTGGCGGGATTCAATATGGAAACGGCATATGGCATTCCCTGAATATTGTTTGGCTGGACGAAGGCTGGTTTGTAATCGAGCCGCAAAACGGAGCTTACATAAGTTTAGCTTCTTATCCAAACAAAAAGAACATAAAAGCGATAATCTTTTAGTGTAAATAACAATACTATGGAACTTGATTTTTCTGAAAAGATCTTGGCTAGAAAAAGATCTGGCCCAAGAAGCGCAGCTCAAACACCGGCTAAACCAGAGGACAGGCTGAAGGGATCTCCAAAAAATAAACCCGGTTCTGCTGGCACATCCCCAGACGCCAAAGAAAAAGCCGAAAAAGCACTTAAAAGAAAAGACGATAAAAAAGTAGTAAAAGCCGCTATCACTTTCAGCGAAAAAGTCACAGAAGCTTTAAGAAAAAAAGTACAAGAGCATAATAAAAAATACTCAAAGAAAGTAACCCTTTCTCAGCTAAAAAAAGTATACAGAAGAGGTGCAGGAGCCTTCTCTGCATCTAGCAGACCTGGTAAAAGTCGCGGTCAATGGGCAATGGCTCGCGTAAACATGTTTTTGAAAATGATGGCTGGCGGCAAAGTTAAAGATGCGTACAGAGCCGCCGATCAAGATATAGCAAAAGCGGATAGCTATGAAATGAAAAGCATCACAGACGAATCAACAGCGTCAATTGATTTCGAAGATGTGGAATTAATCATAGCCTCATTTGACCTTTCAAATTCAAACATTTCTACTAAAGAAATGAACGAAGTATATGAACCACAAGACGAACAAGAATAATATGGAACTAGACTTTTCAAAACAAATATCGGAAATTTCAAAATCTGGACTTTGGGACAATATTAGAAAAAAGAAGCAAAGAATGGGCAAAAACTATCGCGCAGCCAAGCCCGGTTCTCCTGAGCGCCCAAGCAAACAAGCTTGGGAAAAAGCTCAGGCATCTATTGAGCTTACATACACAGAAGCAGAAAAGAAAACTCTTAATAAACCGTTCCGACTTCCTTCTGGCTCAAAAAAGAAATTCGGCGTATATGTAAAGAATCCCAAGGGCAATGTTGTCATGGTTAAGTTTGGTGATCCAAATATGGAGATCAAACGTGATGATCCAGATCGCCGCAAGAATTTCCGCGCACGCCACCAATGCGACTCCAACCCCGGTCCTAAATGGAAAGCTCGCTACTGGTCTTGCAGAATGTGGGAGGGTGGCAAATCAGTTACTCAGGTGACTAAAGGATCACTTGAAGAAGATCTATACGAGCAGCAAATGCTGATGCAGGAAAACCCAGAACTCAATAACGTAGAGGAAGTTGAAGATCCAGAAGAGGAGATGATGGATTATTCTAAAGAAGCCGCAGAAATGGCTTACTCAAACCTTATGGCTATCAAGAGAAATGCTTTGATGATCGAAGCTCTTGTTAATTCATCTGAAGAAGTTAAGATGGAGCTTGGAGAGTCTTGGTTGGGCGGCAAGCTGGTTATTTGTGACGACTATCTTAATTCTGTTGCTAAGTATTTAAGTTCAGAACAAGAATAATAATTAATTTGTAGAATTTATCAACCCGCACTCTAGGATTAGGGTGCGGGTTTATGATTTGTGGCAAAACTCTTACCGTTTTAACTGTAGCTTGGGGGAAAGAACTGCCCCTAGCAGAAAAGGTTTTGAATCATTGCGCGACTTGTTTCCCAAGCTTTGATTCTGTTGTTTTGTATAAAGAAATAGATAACCTTTTAGACTATAACAAGTTTATGGTCGAAGGGCTCAGTAGTATTATAAATACTGATTTTGTTTTGATCGTTCAACCTGATGGTTTTATTATAAACTCCAATCTGTGGCAGGACAAGTTCTTGGAATATGATTATATTGGCGCGCCTTGGCCTTGGCACGGCGTATGTGGAAACGGAGGCTTCTCTTTAAGAAGCAAACGATTCTTAGATCTAAGCTCTCGGTTGAAATACGACCATAGACATGAAGAATATGATTTTTGCCCAGAAGATAACTTTCTATGCTTAGAAAAATACAATAGAAATTATTTTCTACAAAATCAAATAAAATTCGCAGATATTAAAACATCTATCGAGTTCTCTTTTGAGCATCCGATCAAAGAGTATCCAGATCATAAATTATTTAACTCGTTTGGTTTTCACGGTAAACATTTAATTCAAAATTGATGAAAGTTTTAATTTTTAACCACCATCCAGATTGCTCCTTGTACATGTGGAGAGCAATGAAGGAGATCGGACTAGAGGTAGATTTCGCAACCGAAGATCTGACAATGAAAGTTGGATTCCCTCATTCAAGTACAAAAAACAATAAATTTGAGGTGGTTAATCGACTATATTCTCCAGAAGAATTTAACTCAGAGTTTAAAAATGTAAGCTTTACCGACAAGATAAGTCACGATCTATACTTATCTATTCAGCCAGAGGTGGTTAATATATTTGGGCCGTATGCCTACTGGGACGCTCAAATGCAATATTTTCTAAGAAACTTTGGACACATAAACGTCAGAAAAAGCTGCAATCATCCTGACGCGCAGAAATTTGGATTCAAATTTTGTGCAAACTGGATTCCAAATCAAAATTATAATCTAGATAACCCAAAGCTGATAACCCAGCTAATTACTCAGCATCAACTAGTTCAAGAAACTGAAGAACTAATTAAGCTACAGGATAGCGGCTATCCAGTCGTTATCGCTGGTGGAGACAATTGTAAAAATGGCTTCATCAGAGATACTGAAATCCTACCAAAGACAAGTATGCTTGTTCATAATAAGCAATTTGGAATAAACTGCTATGCTGTTTGCAAGGCTTTAGATTTAGGTATTCCAGTCTATATGAGCAAGGCTACAAAGCAAATTATTGGGTTTGACGATCTACCAGATAGCCTCTTTCTTTTTAAGGAAGAGCTTTCGATTCTTGACGCTTATAACCAATCATTAAATATCAATAGGAAAACTATACAAGACACGTATAGATCAATTTATACCTTAGATAGAACAGTATCAACATTAAAGGAATGCTTAAAATGATAGAAAACGAATTTAACAATTTCGTATTTTAAATATGAAGATCTTTGATGGATTCATGTTTTTTAATGAGCTAGACCTTTTGGAAATAAGGCTAGAAGAGCTTTATGACGACGTAGATTTTTTTATTATCTCTGAGTCAACCAAAACCCACCAAAATAAAGACAAA